CAGCTTGCAGCTTCGGGCTGTTTCTGTCACCTTAGACGAAAGTAAGTAACTTAAACAAAACTCATACAACTATAACATGAAGAAGATTACCATAGCCATTGACGGGTTGTTTTAGAAAGCTCTATTTTAAGCGATACTTTCTGAATATCAGTTACTTATGGCTATCAATCGAATTTATCAGTACATCGAAAACTATTGTCGGACTATTGTCGGACATTAAAACACGAACCGAATTGTTGTCGGAACTATTGTCGAAGATATGAACCTACGAGTTGTAATACTGCCAGCTAAAGTTCTGGCGGACGGAACACATAAGATACGCATCGCGATTTCTCACAAGGGCCAGACACGTTACTTTGTGACACGCTTCGTTGTACCTTCTCCTGACAACATTGTGAACGGACAGGTGGTCGGCGTAAACAACGCATCATATATTAACCAACAGCTGCGCATACGGATGACCAGGATATACGCCATCTGCGACAAGGCGGAGGATATGGAATACTACACCTGCTCACAGCTCGTTCAGTACATCGAGGATGCAGAAGGCAATGCCGGACCGAAAAGCATACACGATATTTGTGAAAAGTTTCTCATCATGAAGAAGAACGCTTACAAGGAAGGAACATTCAGATTATACCGTGATGCAATCACCTACTTTGAAATGTTCTTCGGCTCTGACTACCTTCTGCAGCTGCTCACTTCTGCCGACCTACACCGGTTCGAGTTGTTTTTGAAAGAGAACAGAGGCTTGTCACAAACCACCATTTCTATAAAGATGCGGAACATCCACACTGTCATCAACTACGCCATACGTCAGAAATTTGTGGAGTTTGATGTTAGTCCTTATGCCGACTATGAGGATCCGCAGCCGACAAGGCGCAACTGCGTCATCACATTAGAGCAGTTAAGAAAGCTTCGCGACATAGACTTGTCGAAAGAGCGAGGTACACAGATAGGGACTGCTCGCGACATATTCATGCTTTCATTCTACTTATGCGGCATGAACCTCCAGGATATAATGGCACAGGACTTTCGTAACAACAAAGTCAAGTTCCAGCGTATCAAGACTGAAACAAGAAAGAAACGTGTCACATACACGGAGTTTGCCATTCAGCCAGAAGCAAGGGCTATCCTTGACCGGCTGACGAAAGACGGAAAGCTGTTCATAGGACACAAACGCTCTTGTGGAGCATTACAGCGCATTCTTTACTCATGTCTTCCAAGGGTAGCAAAGTTATGTGGCATTGAGTCGGACTTCATTTACTACTCTGCAAGAAAGACTTTTGCACAGCTCGCCAACCAACTGTTTATCAAGGACAGCATTATTGAATATTGCATCGGTGACACCGTAACACAATCACGGAGAGTTATCGGTTATTACATTCATATAACACAGCAGATGGCAGACCTTGCTGTTCGTAAAGTCTTTGATGCCGTAGCGAGCGATAAAACACTTGAAGAATTGCAAGTTGAGGCTTTATCAACAGCTCACGACAAAGATGTAGGAATGGAATAATAAGGTGGAGGTGCTTTGGCTGCTTTCCTCACCTTATTATATTACTTAAACTTGATGACAAAATAATCTTTGTCAAGGAATTCGTCCGGACACAAGCCACGTTGAGGCTTGCCAAACGTTATCGACACAACCTCAAATTCCAAACTCGGGCGGCAGATACCATAGCCATTCGTAAACCGAACATGAGTGTAGCCGGCAGGAAATACCTCACATACATTCTCTATCGGTGGTTTGCCAGGGAACAAAAACTTCTTGATGTAAAGATTCTCCAAGTTCTTTTTAGCGTACTCTTGCAATGCTTTATAATTAAGCAGCCTCTTTTCCCAATATGGCTTAATCTCCCGATACTCTTCACGTTTTATTCCCGATGCTATAAGGTCAAACCATTTTTTGCTAACGGCAAGACTTAAAACTTTTTTCATTCACCCTCCTTTCTGTCAGAATAATCTACCTTAAATGTTGTTATCTTACCAATAGACTTCAACCCATCCCTAAGTTCTTCGAGTGTTAGACCTTTTGGAATCTTGATACGTTTACACTTATTTAGTGACACTCTAAGGTTTTTGACATCGACATTTTTTGAACGATGGTCTGTAATTTCGATGCAGCGCATTATTCGCTTATAATCTTTATCCATCCTTATTTCGAGTTTTGTATGTCTATTAGTCTTTCAAAGTACGACTTACAGAAATGCACTTTACTACGTCGTCCATCCGAAAGGATGGTGACATCTATCTTTGAAGTGTTTGTCGTCTTATCATATCCGATTCGTACAGAAACGGAGTCATAACATCTAATAACAGGAAGCGTAAGGAAATCACGCTTTAGCTGTTTCTTCATTTTACGAATACTCATAACTTTTTATGTATTGATTTCTACCATTAGAGGATTTATCATCGAGCACTATAATTCTTTCGCCTTAAAGTTATATATCGGCTTGATGCGCTTCACCACCTCCACTGTTTCACCTATCAGTTCTTCTATTTCTTCGGATGATTTGTATGCCATTGGTGCCTCGTCGATGGTGGACTCGCATACCGATGTGGAGTAGATGTCGTGCATCTGCTGACGGTATTCTTCCATGCTGAGCTGCTTCTTGGCTGCCGAGCGCGACATTAGTCTGCCTGCGCCGTGCGGTGCCGACTGAAGCCAGTCGTTGTTGCCCTTGCCAGTACACAGCAGCGAACCATCACGCATGTTCAGAGGGATAATCAAAGGCTCGCCACTCCTTGCGCTCACAGCTCCCTTACGGATTATGCCGCCGAAGGTGTCGATGTAGTTGTGCACGGTAGTGAACGAGTCGCCCGACACCTTTATCCCGAGACCTTTGACGATGGTTTGCGCCATAAGTTGGCGGTTCAAGTCAGCATATTGCTGGCATATGCGCATAGAATGGAAGTAGTCAATAAGCAAAGGTCCGCTGAGATACGCCAGGTCCTTTGGAATGGACTTCAGTTGGCGCAACGTGTCGTTTATCTCATTCTGTCTGCCAAAAGCTTTTAGCTCGAAGATTATGCGCTCGCGCTCCGCGCTGTTGTCGAATTGCTTTGTCGCCAACATCTGAAAGAAGTTGCATATCTTCACGCCCAGATTCCGGCTACCCGAATGTATCACGAGATACTTGCGTCCTTCGTCATCCACGTCAACCTCGATAAAGTGGTTGCCACCGCCAAGAGTGCCGAGCGAACGCATGACATAATCGAGATTGAAGCATTGTATCCATGGAGGAAATCTCTTCGTGATTTCGCGGTGCATACGACCAACCATATCCGAAGCCAAAGGGCGTTCATGCACATTGAATCCGCTTGGAATGTTGTCGTTGATGATACGGTCGAGCAGGGCCATGTCGATATTGGCAAAGCCTAAATCCACAACGTGCATACCGCAACCGATGTCAACGCCCACGGTGTTGGGCACCACCTTTCCACGGGTCTCAATCACAGTACCGATAGTACATCCTTTGCCGGCATGACAGTCGGGCATGATGCGTATCTTACAGTCGCGGTAAGCCTCACTGTCTGCCATCTTCTGTATCTGCTTCTTGGCGTCTGGCTCGATAGTACGAGCAAAAATCTTAACATCTTTCATATGTTTATCTTATTATGTCTTATGTCGCTATTTATGGTTGCGACTTTTTTATCCATTCAATCAATGTTTCTGCATTGTTATCACCATCTTTTGCCATTAGATTTATAGCTTCCACATCTTCTTGCGTAAACCAAACGTTTGGCATCCAACGAAATGTTGGTGAATATTGAACACCACAATCGGACACATCAAGTTCCATTCCTGTTGTTGATTCTGCAATCACTTCAATAAGCATTGCGAGTAAATCTTCCTTTTTCCTTTCCATTGTTGCGAATATTAAAATGTGATTCGATATTTCATTTCTTCGCCATATCAAAGACTTTAGTTGGAATAAACTCTCTACTTACTACCGTTAACGTGTTGAGCGCAATTAATCCGTTAATTGTATATTTGCACCCATTCTTACCACTGTGGTCATCGCTACCAGTATAGCGACCGATACAACATTGGTAGGCAAGATTTGGATCTTGGCCAACAGCCTTAAAATCTGCCATCGATTGCACATGACCACAGGACGGACAGACAAATTTCCAATCATCCGAATTGGGACCGAAGCGTTCTCTTAGTTCTTGTAGCCAGTCTTCAACCTTAACAACCTTGTGGCTTCCTTTGAGAGACGGCTGGTTGCACTCTTGGTAATAGTTCATATACCAATAATTACGACGTGCCTCCCATGCGTCGAGCACTTCGTCACGAGTAACACCGAGCATTTTGGCGTATTGGTCTGCCCTATCAAGGGCCCACTTGAATTTGTCACAATACTTGTGGTTGCATTTAGAGATTCTTACGCAACGTTTCTTTACTCCACGCTCGATTAATTTAGGATCGGTCTCGTCTTCATAACGATATAACTCTTGATTACAACCATCAGGATTGAAACAGCCCTGCCCGTTAGCACAATCTTCCTTGACCGCAGCTATCAATTTATCAATTCCTTTCATAGTCTATTCTGATTTGATTTTTTGTACGTCGTTCTTTGTTCTTTCGTAAAGCGATACAGCATTGTAGATAAGCTCTCGGAAATTCTCGTCTGTCGTCATTTCAAGAGCAAGACAAGCGACTGGATTATTACCGGAAATAGTACCTCTTGTATAGCTTTGCGCTTTATCCATTAGTACGACAATGGATGAGCGTCCATCATTAGCTTTGGTCCACTTCCTTATTTCCTCTACAGCTTTATTAGCAGGACATTTGTCAAGCTTCAACTGCATATACTCCTTATATGTCATTGTTTGCCTCCTTTGCTTTTTGTGCTCTTCGTTCCACTTAATTGCAAAATCTCTCATACTTTTGAAAATGCCCATCAAGATAAGTGCACATATAGGTTCTGATGTAGACGGATCAACGATTTCAACGTGATTGTTGTCGTCTGATACTTTGATTTTTATTGTAAGAGTTGTTTCTTTCATCATTTACCTCCATTCTCACAAGATAGTTCAGTATTAAGCAAGTACTCATTACCTGAGTAAGGTACGCACTGATGATAACTGTCATTAAAGCCGACATATAGTAATTTATCTTTACCCAAACAGTCAGAGATATGCGAGAAGAAGTCGGCTCTCCATCTGTCATCATCACCTGCTCTGCCAAGAATTCTGTCGAATGGGTTAAAGTTAAGCTCTGCAGGAATATCTTCCAAGCAAAGTTTGTCAGCATTCCATTTCTTTCCATTTCTTTCAAGATTGGAAAGTAATTTGGCTTTCTCCAAGTCAGTTGCTAAACGGCTTGTTTTTTGCGCGTCGGCATAAGTATCTTCGAAATCTAACATTCCTTTTTCAAAGAAATAAACCGCATGCGACTTATAGCATTTCTCGCAGCCACTCTTAAAAATGCCTACCCAAGAACAGCGCTTAGTCACTTTGCCGTCAGCATCGGTTTCTGTCCATTCGGAATACACAAAGTCTCCATTCTTAAACATAGACTTTTCTTCGACCTCCAATGTGTCAGGATTGAACTTGCCATTGAACTCTTTTTCCAAAATAGCTATGAAACGTGCCCTTCCTCCATCGTTCTCCTTTCTGAAATCGGCGGTGTTATAAATGACATCCTCATTATAGCTGGAATCTTGCGCCTCATAGGAGTATACTGTGTTGAACTTGGTGAAAGAATCATTCTCCCATCCGTCAAAGATGGCTGTAATACCACCACCAACATTTATAACAACATCGCCACGTTTCCAGCAATACTTCTCCCAATCACGCATTTCTTTGTTTGGGAATAATAAACACTCTCCCCGATCGGCCCATTCTCCATAGTTTTTGAGGTGTCCGTCAGACATGAACACAAAGTTCTTTTCGGTCTTCACGCCTGGCTGTTTACAGAACACACCATTTAGCGATACATTATGCAGTAACAAATCACCACATATCGGAGAGTAAAGCCTTGTGCCTTCCTCTTTCTCACTGAGGATATCGAATAAATCTAATTCCATAATTATTGTTTTTTTAAAGAAATAGTAGAGGGGAAAGGAGTCGAACCTCTCACGAATCCATGCAGCACTCGGTACCATCTGGCTACCGCATCGCCCTCTGTCCTGTGTCGCTCACGCCTTGACACTTGCGGCTGTATTTTTCGACATTCCAGCTCTGTCTATTCGGTGATAAGGGATGTCCGACGTCCCAAAGGATTTAGGCTTAACCTTCTTGCCTATCGGTGTGGGTTTTCCGACATCCCGATTTTATGGCGTTATCTCGCCGATTTCCGTTTTCAGTCGCTTTTATTAACGTCGGGTGGCTCAAAAGGAACTTCTAACCAAAAATCAGTACCGACCTGCAGTGTGGATGATGTCGGTTCAACCGCAGCCTCTAAGGACGCATCATCCTGGTGTTACCCTAAAACACCTTTTCACTTAAAAAACTAAACTATATATCTTTGTGGTTATTTACCTGTCTAATCTCTTTCAGTCGTGCTTCGCACTTCTTTCGGTAGGCAACTCTATTCTTAATTGTCACACTTATAGGCTCGCCATCCCCGGCATATCCTAATTGACGTAACCATCTTAGCTTTGCAAGGTTTGCTTTCAAATTCTTAATAACCTCTCGCAATTCAAATTCTGACATTTCTTGAATTTCCTTCATAATTCTTCAATTTATGCTATACCTACAAATTTCTGTAACTTGAACACTACCGTTGAAAGTGTGGTTGAAAAGTATGGGTATTCTTCGACATCCTTGACTTTAACACCTACGCTCTCGCAAAAGTTCTTCTGGCGAAGAGTGAGAACTTCTGAAGCAGGCTTCTGTAGAGCTTTGTAGTTATAGCGGTGAAGGATGATGATGTCCCAAGCCTTGTCCTTCAGAGCAGCCAAACGCTGACGTTCTTTCTCTTCCGCAATAGCTCGGTTTACACGCTCACTATTCATTCTGACCCACATCTTGCAGAACTCGTCCTTGTCAAGGTCTGAATTGTTGTAAACCTCGTTTATTGATTCGAACTCCTTATAGGAAACCTGCACCTTTACGCGTGCTTCAAATTCTTGCTGTAACATATGCTTAGAGTTTTATGTGATTACTTATCTTATTTGCTATTACAAAGATAGTGATAAGTTATCATATATGCAAATTATTAAGCAATTATTTTTATCAAATATGCAAGTTCTTCCCTACCTGTTAAGTCGTATAGATTGCTGTTCGAAAGTGTCTACAAACTTATGGATGATGCCCCTTTGACCCATCTTTCAGAAGAAAGAGCCAAAGGGGCAAAGAGTTAAAGAGTCTAAATTGCTTCACAACTCAAACAAGGACGAACCTTGCCCGCGCTAGTCTTGCTGTAGGTGCCGTATATGCCACCGTTACTAACGTTCACGCTCCATGCGACGTTCGACGAGTACTCGGTACTTGACCAGTACCAATCATCTTTTAACATTTCTCCACACGCATACTCAAGGGCTTCTTGCACCTTCTTGAAGAACATCAATACGAGCAGCCATTCTCCTTGGGAAGGGATGTACTGGTTTTCGGCAAGAGGAATTTTACAGCCTCGGCGCATTAGACTTTCCGTATGCTTCTTTCCGTCGAAGTCGTTGTAAGCATCAAAGTAGCTCGTAATAAAAGCCTTTTTATCTTCCTCCGTGTCACTGTTTTTATTTTCCAGCAGAGGAAACTCCTTGTCGCCCTCGCCATCATCTTCCACATCGAACTTTGCGATGCAGGTATTACGCTCTCCAAGGTGTACTGCGATGCCTATCACATCTTCCTTCTTGTTCTTGTCGTCAAACCATTCTTCGTGGCCGTCGGAATAGCGAAGATATACGCCATCCTTTCGAGGATCGGGAACATTGCATTTGTGTTCGCCACCAGTACCAGTAGCCACAGGAACGTCCTCGGCGTCACTACCGATTACAAACTCGTAAGCCTCTTTAGCTTTAGCGAGATTACACTCATTCTGCAACAGCAGAACCATTCTTAATTTTTGCTTTTCTGTCATAACTATGATAATTACTTAGTGATTTAATTCGCTTTCTACCCAAGCTGCGAACAAAGTGCAGTGGGCGCAGTCACAACCACAATCCGGATTGCGCTCGCAAGCCTTATCTAACTCATATTCTGTCATATCTTATTTGCATATTGTTGTTAATCTCCGAATACCAGTTCATGGAACTGGAGCAGCATTTCAGTGCTAATCTGAGCAGAGTAAACATAGGCGTTTACTCCCTTGCCTGCACAACGTTCATCATGCCAGCCGAAAGACACCGATTTGTTGCTCATAAACTCAATGCTCAACTGAACAACTTCTCTCCAGGCTCCATCATAATAGAAGCGAGGAGCTTGTGTTTCGGTGAATTTAATCTTCATGTTCTTTGAGTTCTGAACAGCCATGTAAAGGTCGCGAACTAAAGATGTGCGGATTTCTTGAACCTTAGCCTTGTAATACGATGTATTTGCCATAATGTTTAGAATTTTAAGTGATTACTTATTTATCTTATTTGCATTACAAAGATAGTGATTTATTATCATATATGCAAGTATTTAACAAGAAAAGTTTATCTTATTTGCAAGAAAAAAATAAAGGAGGCAGCTCCGCTGAACCACCTCCTAAGATTAGCAAATAAGAACTCCTCTAAACATCGGAGCCTTGGGGTTCTTCCTCGTCAAGAGGAAGTATGATGATTTCGCTTTCCTGTCGTCTCGAGACATAAGCGAAGATGTCGTTTCTCTCAACCAGTCGGGACTTAACCTTGCGTCCCTTTGCCTTTGCATATGCTTCAACCCACGACTTATCAATACTCCACGATATGCCAGGGTCCGGCTCGTTATCAAAGGCTCTATACACCATTATCGGGAAGTTCATTCCATCGAGAGTCTTAGCGTCCTCGGGTGTCATAAACCAGCCTTTGCAAGGTCTGTTCGATTTCATATAAGCCACGAATTCACGAGCCGTTTCCGTGCTGCCGACAGCAATCCACACGGTACGCATCACCTCCCAATAACGAGGATTTGACAAGAATTTGGCTTTCTTAAAGAAAATCTCCTTTACCTTCTCATTGTCTTTATGCAAATCGTATGCCATTACTATAGCCTTTGTAATTTTCGCATCACGAGCAAGCTGCTTTTGAGGCAGTGATGGTATGCGTCTTGTAAAATCTGTGTGCGTGTTTGGCGCAAGGGGATTGAATGTCCCCAAATTCCCTTTGAATATTTCCATTGCGTTACTATTAAAACAATTCAAGCTGGACGCATTTCTTACTTCTCATCGTCCGCTTGTATATTCCACATTTCGTTTTGTAGGCACAACCGCCTTGTTTGGCTTCAGTAAAACGCTGCTCCCAAAGAACTCTATATTCTTCTGTCCCTGGCTTTGCTTCTTCGTTCAGAAATGCCACAAGTCGCATACAGAAGAAACCGTTGTCTTTGGTTTTGTCGTCAATAAGCTCTACCAGTCCATTTCCTTTTGGTTTCATACGGCATATTGAAAAAAGTGGAAGAGGCAGCATATCCCTACCTCTCCACTTGGTTATATTTTACTTTTCGTCTGCCGACTCGTCAGCACTTGGGGTTTCGACTTTTTTAGGAGTTTTCAGCTCCTCGATTTTCTCCTTGTAGTTCTGGCGCATCTTGTCATACTTGGATGACACCTTGTCTTCCAACTCCTCGACACCACTGAAACCGTCTGCAAGCAGTGCGATAAGCATTCCTGCGAGGTCGTGGGAATAGCACACCGACTTTTCAGAGAGAGTGGCACGGATGAACTCACGCTTGATGGCATTGCGGTTATCTTCGATGAGCTTGGCGTTCTTCTTGAACGCATCTTCCGTATTTGCCCATTCGATGCCGAGACTCTTTTTGAACTCGTATGGAAGACGTTTCATCATGATAGCGTGGAACACCTTCTGCTCCTCCGCACTAAGCGTCGTATTCATGGTTGAGTACGATGAGGCTGCAAGCATCTTGCGCTTTTCGTCAATCAACTCGTCATGCTCCTGTTCGTCACATTTCAAGATGGAGTCCTTGAGCTTGACTATCTGCTCCTTCTTGCTAAGCGACTCCTTGGGAGTTTCGTTATCCTCGGGGGCAGAGAAAGTCCACTTGTATTCACCACTGAGCTTTCCGTCAAAGCACACCTCATACACTTGCTCTACAAGTCCGTCCTCGACATTGCTGTCAAAGATTGCCTTTGCGTGATGATAGGCTCTCATTCGCTTCTCATAACACTCCGCATCGGAGAACTTAGACTTGTCGGGCTCCACCGGCATCATTACATACTGCCTGTCATCGGCATTGATAAGAGTGAGTCCTGCTGCCTTGGCTGCTTCTATCCACTCTTCGTTACCCTCGCCTTGGTACACAAGTGTCAGCCCCGACTCCTTGGCGGTGCGAAGAATGAACTCCATGGTCTTCGTGGTGAAACACTTCGACTTCATACAACGTGGGCGATTGGCATCCTTGAACGACTCTGGTTTGTTCTTCGTGTTGAAAGGACAACCCTCGCAGTCATGACCGCAACTGAATGAGCAGTCCTTGGTGTCGAACTTTGCAGTATCGAGGAACTTCATAACGTGTTCGTCAATCATAGCGTGCAGTATCTCCAATTTGAGGATTTTCTGTGTCCATCGAGCGATGCAAGCAGGAGAGAAACACTCGTCAAACAAGACCTTCTGCTGCTCTGCGGTCAGCTTGCAGATGTCGAGGAGGTGAACGAGATACAGCGTTCCGTCACGCATCAGCTGAATGAACTCTGGGATGATGTTGTTGAGCTGGATGCGACCCAATACATAGCTTGACGATTTTCCAAGCAACTTGGCTATCTCTGCAACTTTCATTGTAGCTCCGTTGTCCCATAACTTGGCGATGGCAGCAGCTTCCTCTATCGGATCGACATCCTTGCGCTGCAAGTTCTCAATAATCATTGCAGCAAAAGCCTGCTTGTCGTCGAGCTCCTTGATGATACACTGTATCTCTGCATCACCATTGAGACATACGGCACGATAACGACGTTCACCGCAGACAATCTCGTATTTTGTCTCGCTGCCTTTTGGGCGTTTACGGATGGTGATTGGCTGTACCAGTCCGTTACTCTTGATGTTCTGTGCCAACTCCGCCAATGACTCCTGGTCAAAGGTCTTGCGAGGGTTCAACTCACTCGGGCAGATGTCCGAAACTTGGATGTTCTTAACTTGGATGTTCTTGCTTTGCATAATCTTATATTTTAAAATGTGAATAATCAGTGAATGTTAGTCAAGCCATGAAAGAGCGTCTTTCTTCTCCGGCTTCTTCCAACTATTGAAAACATAGCCGTTGATAAGGTTCTCATAAGAGAACACAGCGACAAAGCCCTCGTCTTCACGCTCTGAGTCTATGTTCGCTTCCTCATACACCATCGGCATTATCAAACCTTTCATCTTTGTACCGATGATAACCGTAGCACGTTGTGGGTCTGTGTTGAAGAATTTGATGTGCTGTGGCTTTCCGCTTGCAAGCATTACATTGCAAATGCGTATCAGCGTTCTGATGTTATAGCCAACGCCATTGATAACGACTGTATCATTCTCGTTAGCGCCTTCCTGGCGTGTCTGCCATTGACAAGCGTTTCGAAGCTGAAGAATATCAATGTTGAGCTTAGTTCCATAGTTGTCAGCCTTAGGGAACACGCTATCCACATTTGGATATCTGCCGTCGATTATCTCGCCTGCAGGCGACATTGTTTTTCCGTCAAGCTCCGGCTTTCCTTCTTCATAGATAACGAGGACATGGCCATCTGAAGCGTAACATCTTTCACTCTCGAAATGAACTCCGTTCATAATAGGTCGGAGTTCGTCCTTGGCGCAAATGTTTGCGAACAAGGCTTGGATGATTTTCTTTTCCATTGATTATACTTGTATTAGTGAATAACTATCTGCACATATAAAGTTCACGAGCTGCAGCTTCTTCCTGCTCTTCCTCATAGCAGCGGACATAGAAGTCGTAGTGGTTAATCATTTCGTTGGTATTCTCCAACTTCGCTTCCAACTCCTCCAACTTGCGACCAGCCTTATTGAGCGCTGAAATGGTCAGCTTGCAAGGGTTTCCGTTGAACGGAAACTCACACTCGTTTACGAGTTCTGTTGCTGCTGCAACCTGCTTCTTCAGTCGGGTTGCCAAGCTCTTGAATGATGCTAAACTTTTCATAATGTTTAGAGTTTTAAGTGATACCTTTTTTATCTTATTTGCTAATGCAAAGATAGTCAAAAGTTATCATATATGCAAGTATTTAGCAAGAAAAGTTTATCTAATTTGCAAATTTATTTCGCTGTATATCAAGTAGTTAGATATAATAATCCCCACGTCCGTCTGCTGCGAGCGTGGGGATAGGAAACCTCGGAAGATTATGCTTTATTGTTATGCTGCGGGCGTGCCGCTCGATACTTTGTGAATACCCAATAAGCGAGAACCGCCATTAGGATTACGAGAGCCACACCATAAATGATGTATGAATAGTATAAAGGCTTCTTGGACTCAGCCCTGGTGTTCTCTCGCTTGTTAGTATTTCCGTGAAATTCTTTAGCAGACTCTTCCTTGGTGGCAGAGATATTTTCGTTTTTTTTCGTGTCGTTCCTTTTCTTTCTACCGCTATGCTTGACGGTCAGCGACTCGGTCTGTCGGAGAATGGGTGATTTGCCTGTGCTGTCAGCCTTGGATGTGTCATACTCGGTTGTGATAGTCCAAACGTACACATCGCTGCTGTCATGCTCCTCCGTACGGTTCAGTTCCGAAGAAACTGCATCAATGGTCGCTTGTGACGATACTGATGCAGAATCAACGGAAACATTTTCCGTTGCGCGTCGCGATGAGCCACACGCAACAAAGAGCAAGGCAGCGCTCAACAAACAAAACATGTAAGTTATCCTGTTCATACAATCTTTTCCCTTTTAGCTCTTGCAAGATACGTCTGCCGGCTTTTCAATCCATTATATCCACCATTCACCCTCTTGGTTACTGCACGCACATCATCCTTGTCGGCAAGTGCAAGGCAGCCGCTCGTCTTGAAGAACCAGCAAGCGGTCATCACGGCGAAACGGGGTTCAGCAACCTTTTCGGGATATTTAAGAACATCAACATCCTCTTTGAGGACATCATGGATATATGTATTGAACTTGCGGTAGTTGTTCGTGCCAGTGAGCTGAATAAGACCACGACCTTTGTATTTCTGCCCATCACCGTCCGCTTCTGGAGTGTTGCCAAGCGCAATCGCAAGTCGTCCCGTATCGTAAGCCTTGCCGCTTGCAATCTCCGTGTTATATCGAAGTTCGCCACTCTCATGCGCTACTTGCGCAAGGAAATGGGCACACCTCAGCTGAGTGTTTATACCAAACTCAGGCATGAGCTCGTTCAAGTACGGCAGATACTTGTTGATGTTCGATGATAAGGCTTTGGGCATTATCCTTTTTAATTGCTCTCCAGTCATAGTGATGTAATTTTTAATGATTATACCAAGAAATCGCTTTTGATGCTATCCACGGCATCGAGGCGTTCCCAAGTAAAATGAGTCTCGTCCGCTTCCCTACCGAAATGGCCATAAGCAGCTGTCGGCTCGTATTTGACCTCCTTCAGATGCAAGTCCTTGATAATTGCGTAAGGGCGCATATCAAAATTCTCTGCGATGTAGCCGGCAAGTTCTGCATCTGTTAGCCCGACGTGGCAAGTTCCGTAGGTCTGCACGTTCACGCTCATAGGCTCTGCAATGCCAATGGCATAAGAAAGCTGGATGAGCATTTTGTCAGCAACACCTGCAGCAACCATGTTCTTGGCAATGTAGCGAGCCATATATGCTGCGGAGCGGTCCACCTTAGATGGGTCTTTACCCGAGAATGCTCCACCGCCATGAGCGCCATAACCACCGTAGGTATCAACAATAATCTTACGGCCAGTAAGACCTGTGTCACCGTGCGGACCACCGATAACGAATTTGCCAGTAGGATTGACAAGTACTTTTGTATTGTCATAAAAGAGAGATACGATAGCGTCATCTGCAATAGCTTCCTTCACACGCTGTAGCAAATGGTACTCCACATCGTACTGGATGCGTTCATGCATCGCCTCGTCTGCCTCTTCCTGCGAGACTCCTAATCCAGGAACAACAAATTCGTCATGCTGTGTGCTTACCACAATCTTGTCAATGTGTACTGCTTTGCCGTTTTCTTCGAACGCTACCGTTACTTGACTCTTGGCATCGGGTCGTAAATAGTACATTGTCGAGCCCGTCTGACGCTCTCGTTTCAACTCAACAAGAATGAGGTTAGCGAGATAAAGGGGCAGGGGCATATAGCTCTCTGTCTCGTTGGTAGCGTAACCAAACATCATGCCTTGGTCTCCGGCACCCTGCATCTGCTCGTCAGCACGACTCACACCACGGTTGATGTCGGCACTCTGTTCATGCAAGAGATTGATGATACCGCAGCAGTTTCCGTCAAACATGTAATCCGGATCATCGTAACCGATGCGCTTGATTGTTCTGCGGACAACTTCTGGAATATCAACCGAAGCAAAAGAGCGCACCTCACCAGCCACTATAACCTGACCGGTAGTTACAAGCGTTTCGCAAGCAACTTTGGCGTTAGGGTCTTTGGCAAGATACGCATCGAGAACGGCATCTGAAATTTGGTCAGCCACTTTGTCTGGATGACCTTCAGACACCGACTCTGATGTAAAATAAATGTAATTATCGTTCATAACTATTTTGAAATTTTAGATTTGCAAAGTTCAACAACAGTTTTCCACAAAGCCTGTAGGGCATCTGTAAACTCCGTCTTGGGCCTGCCATCTATAACAGCAAGATTTTCTAATATGGAGATAAAATACTCTATTACGAAATAGATAAGCACAAACAGCCTAACTATATCGAAGAACACAGCTCCAAGGGCATCTATCCAAGCACTCCTGGACTCGCACTCCAAAGCGAACGAGTTGGCAATAAACACCAATATCATCCAAATCGCTACTTTGATAACACATCTGCTGAATCGGAAGCTCTCGAACTTCTTTCCAAGTGTTTTGCTTGCCTTTATACCAGTAATCGTCTCGGTAATGACAGCTACAAACATTGCAAGAACAATGATAGGACCGATACCGAGATACTTGCTTGAGAAAGCGAGGATGAGGCTTATGACAGACGTGGGCATTTGGAGGTTATATTTGAATGAGGGACACAAGGAGAGCGCAAACTCCTTAATGCTCGCATAGTCGTAACTACGCAGGAATCTCGTGATGTATTGGAGGATAACGTTCATACTGCTTGATTTTTCTTCAAAGGTAGCTACAAATACACCTTTTATTAAAAAATATAAGGAGCAATATGGTGAACAGCACGGTTCAGTCATACTACTCCTTTGTCAGATGAGAAAGCTCTTTGCTACTTAGAATCTGAGCTGCCCGAATGTCCGAAGCCACCACCTCTGTCATTACACGAAAGCTCTTCCACAACCTTGAAACGAGGGTGAAGAGTGCGATAGAAAGTCAGCTGTGCAACTCGTGTGCCTTCTTTAAGGATAAACCCTCGATCATCGTCATTCTTTATGATAACACCGATATTTCCTTTATATCCAGGGTCTATCTTGCCGTTAATAACGTCGGCATTGAAGCGCATAACGCCAGTCTCCGTGAAACGCCAAGGTATGATGCCGAAAATACGCTTCCACACCTTTCGAGTACCATAGCCTTCCATACCTTTAGCAGAGAAGCCGCTTCTTGGCTCAACTTTCGCTTCTACGCAAAGAGGCAAGTTCAGTGAAACATTTGTCGGTACGATAGTTCTCGAATGGGGCTCAATGAATATGCCCCTCGGTACATATAGGTCGTAACCGATAGAAGTCTTGTCGGCAGGCTTAGGATGCTTGCAGATACCCAGTTCTTTTAACTCAATCTCAGGCATCCAGTTAAATTGATTTCGCGGACTTATTATTTGCTTTGATTTTTCCATTTTGGACTGTCTTTATATTCTTGAATAATTCGTTCCACGTTTTTCTCCATATAGGAGTCAAATTGTACTTCGATGGATTTCACGTAACGACTATGTCTGTTGCATGAGCAAACATAGCCATTGTCCCAATTTGAACGCTCCTTGCATACTCCCTTACAGAAAGCCTTGCTTGAACTTGACACAAAAACTTTTTTCAGAGTATAGAGTGTATTGCGCAGCTCTTCTTCGCGCTGCTGCTCTCTCTCTTCATAAAGTTTCTCAAGCTCCTTCATACGATGAAGCACTTTCTCACTATCCTCATGCCGCTGTTTGCGGTATGTGTCTAACCATCTGTTGGTTAGGTTTGTGAACAAACGCAAAACCATCGACTTTGTAATAAACGGAAGCCAACTTCTTTTGTTAAGCTCGTCTTTTACAAGATCGATGTCTCTGCTGAATAAATCGCTGTCAATCTTTACCATATAAAACACTTTTTAATATCCGGTGTACCAAGCCGACTACTCTACAAAGTCAAGACTTTTAAGTTCTGCCACCTCGTTGTCTTCAAGACCCTGTGTGTACTGAACAGCGGTTTCTCCTTCATCAATAATAACTACAGAGCGTCTCGCAAAGAGAACCGCCACTGCCAATTTAATTCTGTTTATCATTTCTTAAGTTTCTCGTTTTGTTTATTTATAAAATTACATACAACATAGCACACGACATCAATAACGTAGAACCAGCTAACCAAAAATGACACAAACATCATCTTACGGAAAGCAACAGGCTTGTCCAGTTCGGTCCACGCCTTGCGACATCGGTACACCATAATCAACAAAGCCAATGCTCCACCGGCAAGGTAGAGCATCAAGAAGTACAATAAAAAGTTTGCTATTACATTCATTTATCTTGGAAATTCATTAATTCTTTACGGTTTTCGTCATAGACGGCTGCAACAAGGTTCCAGCCCATAACGCACAACACAAGCTCCACGAAAAATGCAAAGGCTCCTGCTCCGATTAGCAAGTGCGATACGAGTGCTAATACTGTACATGCGAACACGAGTAGTGCGAATACTGCACTTACTGTATCTGCGCTAAAATAGGTTTTCATTATCTTCTTCATACGGAAGTTACTTTTTAGTTGTTGTTTTTATCTTATTTGCTATTGCAAAGATAGTGATAATTTATCAATTATGCAAGTTTTAGATATTGTTAATTTATCATATTTGCAATATTTTTTTAAGGTGTGCTATTCTCACGAACCGCAAACCTCCATAGTTATTCACATTCCTAAAGGTATTTCTATATTCCGAGCGTTGCGCCAGTTACAGCTCCGACGCAATCTGCAAGAAGATCCTTCTTGTCAAACAGCCCATAGTCAAAGTAGTCATAGACCTCTTTCCCTACTCCGACGATGACCGTTACAGTCACGGCAACCACATATCGCAGCCATGTTGGGAGCGGTAGTGTGCGCATCAAAGCACACGCGATAAGCAAACACACATTGTAGTGTATGTACTTATCGGACGGCACAGACTCCAGTAGTGCCGATATTTCCTTATAAAACTTCTTCATAACTCAATAAATTAGATATGGTGAGAAATCGAACTTTTCTACATCGAATTCGAGTTCATCCGGATAAGCCAATCTGAATGTGCGAAGCCTGCGCTTCAACATTTCTACGGTCGGCTTATTGGTGAACTGCACTTGATGATGGCGAGGGCGAACCTCGTCAGTAAACACATTTCTGTGATACAGACAAAAGGTTGCGAGCCACTGGCCATTGGGGAGTTGTTGTAATGGAACGAAATTCTTATTCATGCTATGCCTAACATTAGTTGGTCGAGGAATACGGTTGAACCACACTTGCGCATCGTTCTCCGCACCTGCTCGACAGGTTTAAATTGTTTCTTTAGTTTGAACACCTCGAAGTGTCCTTGAATGTAAAAGTACTGGAACCATCCTTCATCTATCTTGTTCACGGCTTGCCGGCGCACTCCATAGGAGTTGTGATGGCGCATCATGCCAAAGAATGAGTTAAGCGATTGAACGAAATGTTCTGCGTTCTTCTCGGCCTTTCCTTCCTTCAGCAGCTTGTTATACTTGTATATCGTGTCAATCAGATGCGCTCGCGTTCTGTTGCTGATGTATGTTCTTCCAGGAAGTATCATAGCACCGACAAACAGCACGCCTTTCGTGTAATGCTGGAAGTACTTCTTCATCGGGTGAAGCTGTATCAGCAGCTTCTCTCGTAAGAAAGCATCTATCTTCTTGTCTGCCGACATCAGCAATTCACGATTTTGCGACATAATGACAAAGTCATCAACAAACCTCACATAGTCCTTAAAGCCGAGGATGTACATTATAAACCAGTCCATAACAGCAGCATAAAAGTTGGCTTCAAGCTGCGAAGGAAAGCGCCCGATTTGCAAACTCTTTCCTTTCGGTGCAAAGAAAGAACTCTTGTTCTTCGGCAACGCCTCCCACAACTCTGGTGCTGACAACTTACGGCAGTTGTTGATAGGATTGTCATATAACGTAATCCTCATTAAGTAGATGAGGCACTCCAAATCATCGCCTTTATAATTAGCTCTGATGAACGGCTCAAGCAAAGACCACAAAATGTCTCGGTCAATACTCATGAAGAAAGACTTGATGTCACCTTTATATATCCAGCAGTCCTTTGTGTAGCCTTCGGACACGTCGTACATCATCTTCTTGACACGTTCTTGTGCCACAAATTGCCCGTAACCTTTTCGGCAATTCATTGACACATTTCCCATCTGCTCAAACATGGATTCAAACAATGGGTTCACACGCATACATATATAATGATGAACAACTCTGTCAATGAAGGCTGCTGCAAAGACCTCTCGAAGCACTGGGTAGTCTATAATGAACACAGTAGCCATCGAGGTCTTGTATTGTCCATACACGATGGACTGCCATAGAACCACAAGGCTTTCTTCTTTGTGCATATGGAACCTTTGGTAGCTGTTCGTACTTTTCTTCTTAATTTCGCAATCGTAGAAAGCGAGCACTATCGAACTAAAGGGTATGTCGAAGATTATCGAATTATTTGCTTCACAACTCAAACAAGGACGAACCTTGTTCGTGTTAGTCTTGTTGTTGTTGTTGTTTATGTTACCGTTACTAACGTTCACGTTCCATGCGTTGTTCGACGAGTACTCGGCAACACTCTCCGCTGCCTTATTCTTTACCACACTGAAATCAACGACTATTCGCTGTTCCGGAATGGTGGGAGAGCCAATTAAATCTAATAATTCCTCACTCGTGAAGTGAACATGCGCTTCACAACTCTGGGTATTCTGCTCTTTGCTTCTATCCTCCATAAGTATTTGCCGCCTTTAATGATGCATTATACCAACCTTGCGCTTGACGCGCTATAGTCGTCAAATCCAAAATCACCTTTGGCATTTCCTTTTCTCTGGACAACAAGTGCAGGTCATCGCACAACCCGATATACATCATATACACATCCAATTCCTCCAACAACTCGGCAAGATACTGAACCCTTCTCTGCTTATTTGAGTTGGCGCGTCTTATGAGAGTGAGACAATGTACAAGCGTGAGAAACATCTGGTTCGCAAACTCATACTTATAGTCTTTCGGGAATTTAACTTTCCGCTTCTGCTGCCATAGTAGCTGCGCACGAACATCTTTGTAAATTTTCAAGTCTTTACTTAACATTTCGTAATTTGGAATTAAATTTTACATAATTTATATCATTCAATAGCGTTGCTTTCTTAACGACTGCTAATTATATTAACATTCTTTCTCTTCATCCTCTTTGAGCCTTTTCTTTCGCCTTCAAAGACAGTGAGCCACCCTAACGGGTAACTCACTGAAAGAGAGGAAGTTTTCAAAGAGTCAAAGGGACAAAGAGACAAAGAGATTAAATTGCTTCACAACTCAAACAAGGACGAACCTTGACCGTGTAAGTCTTGCTGTTGCTGTTGCTTATGTTACCGCTACTAACGTACACGCTCCATGCGTTGTTCGACGAGTACTCGGTACTTGACCAGTACCAATCCTTAATAAGTGTTGAACCACTGATAAGGGTCATCATTTCGTCAATCTCGTCACGGTACTTCGTCATTGTTCGCATTTGCGCAATAGACGGCAGATAGTATTTACCGGCTGCAGGATCGTCCGAAGATAGCGAGTAGGCACGAACACGCTCTGCGGCTGGATGCGAGCGGTTGTTAGTTTTGGCGTAGGCTACAATCTTGTCGGTATTGCCCTCACCATCGAAATCGTCCCATACTGTTCCGTCGTTGGGGTTACTGTAGTCTTTCAGCTCGTCTATGTTCCATCCGTTCTGTACTGCCCACTGGTGCGTATTTCCGCCTGTGTCATTCAGCATATTTTCCTTGCCGATAATCCACTGATGGGAGTAGGCGCGGATGCGGACACCAAGCGTGATGTAAGCGTAGCGACTATTTGATGAAAGGTCGTTCCATTCCTGTTTAGTAAAGAACGTAAGCTGCTTTGTCGCTTTGTGGTAAGCCGCCACACAAAGGTCGAGCAATCCTCCAGCCCATTTCATTGCGTTGGCAATGTCCGTTCCAGTTGCGGTCTCGATGTCAAGCTCGATGCCTGCGTTCTTCAACGCTGCAATCTGCTTCTCTTTGTTCACTCTCAGCAAGATAGCTGACTTCTCTGCTTCTGTCATAAATTTTATTTTTATTTGTTAGATATTGCCACAACAATATAGTTGTTTGATTTGTTTGAGTCGTACCAAGCGTAACCACACTGCGTATTAACTCGCCAAAACTGACTTGCAGAAAACGACTGGCAAGTGTGTATCTCGCCCCAGTTGAAGGTAATACCCCACATTGCGGTCAGAATGTTCTGCAGAGCAATATGGTAACGGTAAATCTCCCACGCCTGGTTGATGGTCGGCAGGTTCCATACGCTGTTATCATCCTGCTCGTCACCGCCTTCTTTCAAGAAAGCCTTGTATTCTCTGACCGCTCTTGCAGCTGGAGCTTCATATCCGGCTGTCTGATGGGCTGTGAGGATTGCGGTCGTCAATTCCTCGGCATCATAGTCGGCATACACCTTTGGCGCATCCGTATGTTGCGTTTTCGTTACTGTCAGTGACGCGCTTCCCCACGAACTGTTGGCAAAGCGGTTTGCTGCCATCACGAAAGACTGATGATGTGAACGGATGCGGATGCCTCTGATAAGGAACTTTCCCTGCTCTTCGGCAGAGAGCTGCGCCCATTCGTTGGTCACGGCAGAGGATATATTTGCCGATGTGGTGTTTATTGTGGACTCATCCAGTATCTTAAAATAGAACTCCTGGTTGTCCGTCTTTCTGTTTACCGCCAAGTCTATACTCAGCAATCCGTTAGCCCATTGAATGTACTCAGGAAACAGCGTCGCCCTCATCGATGTTGAGAGGTCCTTAAATCCCGTGTCAATAAGAGCTTGTACTTGCGCGTCCTTTACATCACGCAATTTTTGTACTACTTGTGCATTTGATGCCATACTGATTAGTGATTTTAAAAGTTGGTAATTTGCCACTCCCAAGATATAAATCTCAAGAGTGGCGTTGTTTATTATATGCTCTTAGGAAGGAACACAAGGCTCCATTGTCCGTACTTGTTTGCGATGTCTTCCGCTGTCATAGTGATGAAGATTGAAATGTCCGCATCGTTATAGCCGTCAGAACCGCTCGTTCCAAGTTCTCGTGCTGCATACTCATCATAGGTTTCCCCATTGTAGTAAGAATACCACTCGTTGATATTGTCTTCTGTAGGAACATCGCCTCCAACTTCTGCGTATTCTCCTCCGAGATACCACGAAATATTGTGAATGTAAGCAAGAATACCTGTGAACAAAGTGAGCTCGTCGATACCTTTCTCTATAGCCTTTATCTCCGCTTCCTCAAGTATCTCGGTAAGGGTGTACTTGCCGCTGATTATTGGCTTCGTCTGCACATTACCGCTGATGTCAAGTCCACGAACATCCGCATTGACAACTCCGACAAGCTCCTTGCCATCACCTTCCAGCTTTTGGTTCGCTACTCGCAGGTACCACATCGATGTCCTTGTTGCAAGAACGTCGGAAATGAGTTTTGCAAGATTGAACTTAGGCGTATTCTCGATACGAACCCTCGTAACGTCCTTGAAAGACGGAACTTGGAAGCCAGTCTTTGCATTAAGCCCAGTATACTCCAAATTCGGGATGCTCACGAACTCCAATGCAGTAAGAGAGGACGGAGCAGTCAGCACGTTTACTCGGGAGGTCTGAGCCAATGTTATCGTCTGCAAGCCGCTTCCCTCTGCGAGAACTTTGGTCAATCGAGGACAGTAGGATGTATCAACAGCCGTTATCGGATGGTTGCGGACGTCAATCTCCTCCAAGTACGGCATGTTGCCGAGGTCAAGCCTTGTCTGTGGTATTACTCCGCTCGCTGCATTGTAGTTAGCTCCACCGATGGTCAGTTTCTTCAGCTTCGTAAAAGCGGTGAAGTTCATTGTCTCAAAGGTGTTGCCGCTAACATCAAGCTCTGATACGTTGGAGCATCCGATAAAGTATGTCTGGTATGAATTACCGACCGTCTTCTGTGTTGTGAAGAAAGTGTAGCTCTCTCCAGCTTCAAGATGAACGGCTGTCATACGACGCGACTCATCAGTACCGTCAATGCCAAGAGTGAAATAGCCTGCCTCTGCAGCCTTGAACGTGAACTTCATACCAGCTGACGAGTTAGGCGTTCCACGGAAGCCATACTGGTCTGCCACAAATGACGGACCGCCATAGTATGCGTCACGGAGTTGGAAGCGTCTTTTGAACACCTGCGGAAGCATGTGGACTCCTCTGCCGTGCATAGCGTACAGATAGGTATCATCGTAAGCCATTGTGTTCACATACTTTCTCTCCTGGTCAAATGAGCTGACGAGCTTTGCCCATTTTGACAGACGCTTGGTTATCCACAACGATGTGCATCCTGCCTCAGAGAATGGAGCGTTACCATTAACCTGCACGGAACGCATAGCGTTATAGACTTGCGACAAGGAGATAGTATTACCGTCTGCATCTATCTGCACACGACCACCACCAAGGTAGTTGTTGCGGAACAATACAGAACCAAAGCCTGCATAATAGTTGCGTGCCTCCTCGGAGTCGGGGTCGAGGTCTACCGGTACGGTAAGACCGCAGTTGTTATCGGAAGTCAAAATCGTATCACCGTCATACAAGTGATTGAGGTACAATCTCACACTTCCGTCCTTCTCCAAGTAAAAGCCCAACATCATGTTCTTGGAACGCTGGTCCACTGCAAGCAGCACGTCTGTAAAGCAGTGGTAACAGAATACCGAATATGGGTTAGCGTACTTGTAAAGGTCGGTCTTCCACAACGAGAGATTACCAGTCTCATAGTCGGCGCGATGGCAGAACTCAAGCCAACGGAAAAGCTGATACGGAACCTTTTTGCAACTACTCTTATACTTGCAATAGATGCCGTCCTTTGTCTTGTACACAATGCCTTCCTTATGGTTTGATATACCCTCGTCAGAGTTTATGAGCTTGCTGTTCTCGTCCACAGCATCCCAATAGTATTCCGTTGTTGTCGCTCCGGATACAGAGTCACACTGCACAAAACTACCGCCATTCGCATAGAGGTCATTAAGGTCGTCATCATCAGGATAACGAGACTCGAAGTAGTTCGTCCAGTGGTTGTCCTTCTTTATCATATCAGCAGGCTTGCTGATACCTCTGAACCACGCCATATCATCGTATGTAAGGATTTCATAGTTTTCGACCGGGTTAAGCACATCGCCAGTGACCGTCCATTGTTGGGTTGTCTGATTGAAGTACATTCTACCCGTCGTGTCCTTGAAGCCCTTAGACACATAATGATAATACTTATAAGTATGCTCTCCCTCTGCCTCTGGCGTAGTGTCATAGCGGTAGGTTGCGCTGAGGTCAAAATCGGAGAGGTGCGTCTTCATCTGCTCTGCCGACTCTGTTGTCTCAACAAACGAAGCTACCGGGTCCACCTCCTCAAACGTACCCTCGCCATTATCACGATACACCTTATAGTTCGGGCCGCAGAACTCCGTAAAGATGTATGGTACGGATGCGTTCATCTTAGAGAAGTTCTCGAGAACGTAAGCAGCAGCCCTCTGTGTAACCAAATCAGCCTTGTTTACTCCGTCATCAACGGTAGTAACGACAACCTCCTTGAAGTCGCCATAGTTAAGGCATTTGTCGTTGTATGCAGCACATTTCTCAAAGCCGTAGATAGCGGCATCACCCTTGTCTTGGTTCCAGTTTCCCTTAGAATGGAAATAAGCGTTCTTCGGGTCTGTGGTGTCGGTACGGAAGAAAGCACACGGGATGGAGTCGATAGACGAGTTCATCGTGTACTTTGGGTTCGTCGAGTCGTATGCTATCTGCGCCGGGGTCATATAGTCCTTGCCGAGAGCACGCTGAACGAGGTTGAAGAGCTCTGTTGAGGCTCCGTTATGCGCACCACCAGACTCTGAATAGTCCACCTTTACAGTGATGATGTTGGTCGGAATACTCTCATCGTAAATCTGCACCTTTCTCTTGGCGATGTTTGCAGCACAGATGTCGTAGAGTGCCAACTGCTTTGGATCGGTAAAGTCGGAGCGCTTATGCAGCAACTCCATCGACTTTGCTTTCTTGAACTTCATCTTTACGTTCTTAATAGGACGCTTTGACGAGGTTGTTCCCTGGTTGGTAATCGGAACCTTGTAAGCTACGAAGTTTTGCCAAGGTCTGTCGGGGAAATACGCATATACGTCCACATAGATTGTGGATTTCTTATCCGATGTTCTTGACTCCAACCATGAAGGGAAATTGCCTCCATTCTTCTCGTCTGCATAAGTATAGCCTTCTGCATCGATGACCTCTTGGTTGGCCGTGATGACGAAATACGGTATACCGATATTGAAGAGGGCGTTGGCTTGTGGACGCTCGTAGTTACCAGTCTCCACATGAACACGATTGCCGCTGGCTGCAATTAGCTGCGTGGGTTCCTCGGTAATCTGCTGTGTGGCCATAATACTGTTGTTCTCCTCGTACTCGTTAATCATTGTCGAAGTGTCCGACAGTTTGAGCAGGTACTCCTCCCACACTTTTCGGTAGTCATCAGAGAATGTACGCCACGCCATGATGTCGTAGATATAAAGGTCTGCAAACTTGCCATCAAACTCAAATGTCGCCTCAGAGTAAGTCGCACTGCGTCCCGTATTGTAATAGCAAGCTCCAACATCCTCACCATTGATGTACATCTTGACAAGGGCGACACCAGCCTTTGGTGAAGCACCGGCTTTCTCAAACACAAGAGCAAGCGTGATAACTTCTCCCTGTGTATAGTTGGCGCGGATAGAGGTAGAGTCGGTGCTTGCTGCCTCAGTTGGATTTGCACCTACGGTGGTGAAGATGATACTTCCTCCATTGATATACAAGCCAACCGTTCCGTCAAAACACTTCAACAGAACCGCATCATCATCCATGACATTCTTCACTTGGAATGTCATTTGGAAAGCAGAACCGTTTGTCTCTACGTTTTGATTTGCGAAAAGAGGATAATCAAGCGAAGCCGTCACATCCTCTGCTACACGAAGTGCCATGATGCCGGGGTCGTTGTCCTGTCCATACTGTGATGTGCCGTATGAGTCTTTCACAAAGCCGTTAGATGAATAGTTTGAGCCAAACACCTTCAACTCAAAAGTCTCTGTCTGACCACTCGCATTGACAAATGACGACTTGATAGACTTATCAACATCCGAATTGCTGCGTCTGCGGAGGTTGATGTCAAGAGCAGCATTGCCCATGCTACTGATAGCGAGCAACGTTCCGTTCACGGTAAACTTCATCGGCAGCAGAGTTGAAGCGTTGCCGTTCTCTCCACTTATTGACAATGATACCGAGCCGTCATATTCCACATTCTCAACACGATAGGTTAGAGTCTGTGCAATAGAGCGGTTTGTTTCGATCGAGCGAAGCAAGGTCTTGGTGCCAGTCTTACTGTTCGTGACGAAGAAGTCTGCCGAACCCATAGCTTTTGTCGGGTCGTAAATGGCAATATTCACACTAACGGACTGCAAGAGCTTTACGGTGGCTTCCTCTCCATCGCAAGTCCAGTTCATCAGAATCAACGGTAGTATAGCATTGTCGTCAATTACGAATAGTCCAGTGTATAGGTAGTTGCCCACAACACCCGAGTCAGCTTCCACTCCATGGACGCGAATAGGAAGAACGCTATGCGTCAAAGCAACTTCTCCATTTCCGAAGAGGTCACGAGGATTTATGACTACAGATTGTGTGGCTGTAGATGTAATAGTCTTTTCCTGGAACACCTTCCATTCGCCATTGTAATACACCTCAACGGTCGCATTGATAGACGAAACGTTGTTTGGGAACTTGTAAACATTGATAGATGTCTGACCACCACCAACACGCAAAACGGTATCGGCAGTATAGCCGAGCGTCTGCACACTTGCCACCGACACATCCACGGCACGGATAGTGAGGGATTTGGTAAGCGAGAGAGAGCCGGACTTTACAGTGATGCTGAACTTCTGATTTGAAGCGTTCTTGAAGTACTCCGAAAGGTCTACATTATACAGACCACCCGAAGGCTTAGGCTCGTTCACAGTTTTCAACGCAGTGCCAGTAGTCTTGTCAGCAATGACAATCTGATCCACCTCATCCTCCGTGTCGATGTCGAGCTGAAGGATAAACTCGCTGTTTACTGCAATAACCTTGTTTTGGTTTACGATGGTGAAGTTGATAGTGGCGACAGGACCTCCACCGCCCGAGCCTCCCATGGGAATGTTCTCAATGGCAAAAAGAGGGTCGTTTGTCTGCTCTTCATCATCAGCTCCATAGAACTGGAGGTTCAAAGTGTTAGCGTCCTCGTTCTTTTCAAATTTTCCCGAAACAGGGATGTAGCGTGCTGCGCCACCAGTAGAGAACGCATCAGTGCCATTCACTTCCAGGTTGTCCGATGTAACGACTTTTGAGCCACCGCCTCCGAAGTCATTCCAAAACTCAAGGTTCATAAAGTCCGTGACGGCACCTTGGAACTGCTTGGTCTCCATCTTTGTACCGTCTGCGTCAATCACATAAGAAATTACAAGACCACGCTTACGATATGTTATCTGGCTTGTCTTCTCATAGTCTGCCAACGCTTGCACTGCGCTTGCGAGGTCATAGGGAAGCGGACTGCCGCCCGAACCGGTTGTCTGACGAGGACCACAAAGACTATCAATGATTATGTACGTTTCTGATCCTGCAGCAAGCGAACCAAAGTCCTGCCAGTTGTCGATGTTTATCCAGTCCTCTCTCTCAGTGCTTTCAGATGTGTACTGGTAGGTCTTCCATTTGCCTTTAGCAATGGCAAACGACAATATCATTCCTTTCGTTGCTTTAGGTAGTGAAGCATGAAGGGCAGACAGATTCGTGTACTCGGCATTATACAAAGAATAGAAAGCGCCATCAGAAAGAGGCACTTCCACCGTTACATTGTAGATAGGACTGACAGGGTTACCTTCAAGTTTCGTCACTCTCTTTTCAAGGGCAGCGCCTTTCGAGCCCTCGTAGGCAGTGCCTTCCTTGTCGCCAATCTCAAGAGAAGAGCCGACAGCTACCATGCCGCCATCAACATATTCATATACCTTTTTGTTACACACAAAAAGAGCATCAAGGTTCACATCTTCAACCGTTGTTCTCACCCATCCAAGAGCCGCCCCTGGTTTCGGTCTTCTGTATACATATTTGAAGAACTCCTGTGTCGCTATATCGTAATACAGCATCCCGGTCTTATCCATAACCACAACCGTATTAGACGAGTCTACAATCGCGTACAGCTTGTACACATACTTGATGTTTTCCACGGTCGTTACGCGTTCGTAAAGCTGCGGCAGTTCTTTAAATTCTTCTGTTAATTCCTCTGTAACAACAGATGGTGTTCCATCGGAACTAACTATTAGCAATGCAAGCGTATCGATGTTTATTGTCTCGCCAGTTTTGTGGTGCCAAGCAATGTATTTTTGGGCTGCATACTCCACATTTTTGAGGATTTGACAACTCTCCTCATCCATTCCACGTTCCTTGAACGCCTCTTCGGTCTCGAATGTGATGCTATTGTTGCAAAACACGGGAATTATAAGCCTTGCAGATGCATTTGTCGCATTTGTGGTAGAATTCAAGGTGTCTTTTAGTGAATTGATAGTCGTCGCGTTGGCGTTGGCCGTTTTTTGAACCGCCTGTATCTGTAATTTAAGCGAATTGAGCTGTGCTGGCGTAAAAACACCGGCAGAAGCCTCGCTCGACGCTGGAATTACCAACTGACACTGCACTGGATTGCCTTTTCCCGTCTGAAACTGCAAAATCACGTTCACTGACGATGATGTCGGGTTTGCAGATGGCGTAACAGCAACTATAGAGGCTCCTTGAAGCTCATCTACGGCACTAACGAGCGTATTCCAATTCTCGCTCGTCAAAATACCTTGCGAAGTGGCTCCACCATTGGCAACCTTGCCCTTTAGTGATGATATATCTGTTAAATTCATGATTATTGCTTTCTAATGGTTATTACTTGCCGATTTTGCGGATTGTAACGCCACCGACGTTGTATTTCGCTCTTCCAACCACTTTTATAAGGCCAATTTCCTTGCAATACTCGACACACTCCCGAAGATAGGCTTTTGCCACATCCACAGCGTTGTTGTATGCGTCAGAACGCTCCTTTGATGATATGTGCGTGGAAAAATCCCCGTTCTTCATCACAGACCCAAAGCGAGTGGACTCAATATCACCCGACATTAGGTTTTGAGCATAAACGAAATAAGAGAGTGCAACTTTGAGCCCCATGAAGCTGCGAAGTCCGTCTCTCTTATCCTTATAAGTTCCGCCATTTAAAAGTGTTGCAATTTCATTGTTGTCTTTCTCGTTGCTGTCGAGAATTCTAAGGAACAGCTCATCACCGAGGACAGGCTTTATATGTAGCTGCTCTGCCTCAGTGATAAACGCCATCAGCTTCTCGTCAGCAACCTTTCCGATAGGTCGTCCGAGCGACCGAACGTCAGTAGGTTGTAATATATGTTCCATATAAATTTATTTTCCTTGGTACACAAGTGATTGTATCTCATAATCATCCGATGGGTTTACATTCTCTTTCCAGTTGTCGAAGATACGCTTCAAGGCACGACTGATTGCGCGTCGAGGACTACTGGTGTAAGAACTGTAATATCGGAAAGCCTCAGACATAATGTCTGTGGAGAAGCCAAGCGAGCCTTCGATAATTCGGTAGAATACCTCTTGACCAAATGCTATATAGATACTCTTGGTAACACTCTCTTCGGTACACTTGAATTTGGAGTCGAAGTTCTGCGCTTCAAACGATGTAAACTCTGGCTTGTCTTCATCTGACTCTATGGTGACGTCCATGATGGCACAGGCATTTTCATCGCCTTGAAAGATGTCAAGACTCTCACTGATGCTTGCAGAGTTGTCGTTCTCGTCTTTGATTTCATTGCCATTCTCGTCAATTCCGAGTGAAGAACCCTTTTTATGTGTGAGCATACCTGCAAGCAGGAAGTTGTTTCTGACATTGCGATATTTCACGTTGTCAAGTCCTTCATCCGTGGAAATATTTGTAACCACCTTGTCATATATCGGGCATGGGTATTCCCACTTGCCAGCCATTGAGAACCACAATATCTGCCCTTTGTAATTCTCAATGCCGCCACTTTTCCTTATCTGCGCCATGACAACCTCTCTACGTGGGTTGAATGTGTAGATTTTCTTTGTGTTATCCTTTGTGACACGGATATACTTACCTTTTCGGGTCTTGTGGCCAGTCCAGTCGGGATGATAGTTGATGTACACCACCTTTCCGTCATCGGTTTCCTCTTCCAGTCGGCACGTTTCAAAAGGAACATGGGAAACCTCGACAATCTCGCCGAAGATGTTGTAGTTCACATGCAGGGCAAAGCCGTGGTACATTGCCATATCATGGGCTATCAGTCGGAAAATGTCATCCACGGTATCGCCGGCACGGTTGCAGACATACTCCGAGAACTCGGTGTTGTTTAACCCATTGCCCTCGATAAATGTCTGATAACGCTCACAGCAAGCCCCTCCTGTGTGTGAACTCTGGATAAGGTCACGCATCCTCTGCGGATAGAGATTATCCCTTCCGTAGAGCTGGATGTTCAACGTGGAGCAATAGCTCACGTCAATTCTTTTCTTGGGCTTTCTTACGTTATTGATATTCATGAGTGCAATGGGTTATTTGTTTGTTTCCGATGTTACATTCCAAAGAAATACTGCAGTGCCAGTCCTTGCAGACCACTGCCGATGACGATTGCCACGCCGTAGCGCAGAATGTCGTACCACTCGATTTCGGGGAGGTTGTACTTCTTCCACTGGTAACGCTCGCGGAGTACCATAGGCACAAGAGCGAGAAGATTGATGACGAGTGACACTACGAACCACCCGATGATGCCGAGTGCGTTACGTTTCTTTTCATTGTATTCTGCCATGATGATTACTTAAAAGGGTTACTCTGCAGACTTGGCACCACGTTTCTTGGTGGTAGTGCTGGCTGCGGCTTTTACTTCCTCAAGCTCTTTCTTCAGAGCGGCGTTCTCTGCGTTTGCCGCTTCGAGGTCTGATTTGAGGGTTTCAATCTCCATTGAGAGTGCGCCGTCATCATCTGCTGATGCGGTGGGCTGATCCTCAAGCTGTTTCTTCACGGATGCAAGTTCATCCTCGGTAAGAGCCAGTTTCGCCTTGAGGGTTTCAATCTCCTGCTTTTTTGCAGCAATCTCGATTGTTGCTGCATTACGCTCCTCCACAGCCTCCTTATACGCTGCCGACATGGCTTCGAGGTCTGTCGGAGCAGACACCTCACCATTTTTGCGTGCTTCGACACGAGCGAGGTAGTCACTCGGGTACGAGAGGAAGTCGGAGATTGATTCGGGGTACTCTGCGAGGCGCTTTTCCGCAACCTCGTCTGGAATGTTCGCATTTGCATAAAACTGATTTGTTCCATTGGGATGCACAATGACACCCGCCTTCAGAACGTAATTGGGTTTAGTAGGCATTTTTCCTGTTCTTTTGAGATAAGTGTAAATTTCAAGAAAGGCATCGCGGTAGCAGTCAGCGCATCCGCTACGCCTTACCGTCTTGTTGAGCAGACTTCTGTAAAGCTGCTCAATATAGCTCCTGTCTGATGATGAGAAGCCGCTATCGAAACGGCTCCTCATATCAGTCAGTCGGCTCATAATAATCTCGTATTCTTCCATACGCTATCTCTTATGAGCCTTTTACGAGAGAAGCGAGTGCAGCGCGTGTTGCTGCAACCGACTCGGAGAAGAAGAAGATGCCACTACTTGGAGCATTCTCCTCTGTCAGCGTTACAGCCCAACCGCCTTCAGTGTCCTCGCTGTACTTGTCATTTGTCATTTCAGAAGCGGTAAGCCCCTGCTCCAGACCGAAGATTTCAAAGGTATTCTTGTCGTCTGTACCTTTGTATTTGTTCTCGCCAATGAAGATGAAACGACCATTGGCGAGCTGGTCAATGACATTTTTTGAAACATCGGGACCAGAGTTGAGCACCACGATAGAAACCGTCTTAGTGAACTTGTTGAGGTATGTACCAACTACAAGTGCGGTCTGCGTTCCCGTGAATGGAGTTTTGCCAGGAACGACTACCTCATAAGCTCTACCTTGCAAGAGGGCGAGCTTTGAAACGATGTTTTCTGTCTGTGCAAGTGTTGCCCAGTCAACATCATCAAAATTGACAAGGTAGCCCTTATTCATCATTCCGGCTTTCTGTGGTTTCTCGCACGATACGGAAATGTCCTGTGCAAGAGCGTAATCACATGTTTCTGCCATAATTGTATGTTTTTAATTCATAAAGGGGAGGTTTGCGGCCTCCCCTCCTTGTTAGACTTGTTGTTAGATAGCCACCTGTACGAGGTCGTCCTCACCAATGACAGTGCCAAGGTCTGACTCGGCGAAGATGTAGTTGTCACGCTTGCGCTTGTCGAACTCTACATCAAGTGATGACATACGGTCTTTATCGGAAGTTCCTACGAAGAGGTTGCTCGGTGAGCAGAGAACGGCGCGGTGCGGGCAGTTGAGGGTCGTGCCGTTGTCCTCGAACTTGCGGATGAGGCGGTCCCAAATGTCAAGCACAATCACGGTATGGCCGTCATACTCGGACAGACCGATACCAGAACTGACGAACTCGAAAGGCATTGTCGTCTTGCCGTACTTGTCTACGACATCGTTACGCAGAGCCTTGTAGAGCGAGTTGGTCATCATGATAGCGTGGTCGGGCTTGTCGAAGATGCGAGAGTCTGCGTCGGTGAGCATATCATCTACGATACCGATAGCCACACCCGACTTGCGGAGGTCTGTTTTCTGAAGAGCCTTAGATGCAGAGTTGTTGGCTGCAATCTGTGTCTGCTGTCCGGCATTATCGGCGATGATAGCCTGCAGGCGCTTCCAGAAGCCATCGGTCGGCTTGAGCAACTTCGGGTCAATGGTATCGGTGATATGACCACCTCCAACGGTGTCAATGCCAGATGAGGATACGTTCTTTGCGTCCTTGTCGCCGAACCATGTAAGACGCCAGAACATCTCGGTGATAGCCTTCTGGAGCAGAGGTTCAAGAACCTTGTCGAAGTAAGGCGTATCGGTGATGTCGCCTGCTTCTGTGCCAGGATGCATTCCATACTTGGCGAGCGTGTTGGTCAGGTCCTCGTAGCAGACAGACTTAGGGATGCGCCACTTGCCCAAATCCCAAGTCTTCTCGATACCAGTAACCTTAATCTTGCTGTAGGTGGGGTCACAGCCACCGCCGCTCTCGCCGACATCACCCATAGAGTCGAGCATGCCGAACTTCTGACCATTGGTGAGGTCTGTCACCATGGTACAGGTACGCTCAAGGTCGGGGTCGTTAAAGATTGATGTGAAAAGCAACTCGTTAAGGTCACGAATCGCACCATTGTCGACGGTAAAACTATTGAAGTCTATTGTTTTCATATAATGCTTCTTGTTTTATTCGTTATACATGTTGATTACTACTTGCGAGCCTTGCGCTTTGCCTCCTGACGTTCACGCTGCTCACGGAGCATACGCTGTGCTCTTGTCTCGCCCTGCTGTCCGCCGTTGTTGTCGCCATGAGCCACAAACTTACGGTTGCTTGCGGTGAATGTGGATGACATATCCTTCAGTCCGTCGAGCCACGCCTTGCCACCGGCTTTGTTTACGACATCAAGGATAGCCTTCTCCTCGTCGGTCTTTGCCTCTGGCTCCAGTGCTGCCACCTTTGCCTCAAGGTCTGTAACCTTGCTTTCGAGATTTGCCTTGTCGGTTGCGAGAGCTTCCTTCTCGGAGGTGAGTGTGTTCACCTGCTCGGTAAGGTCGGCTACCTGCTGCGTGAGGTTGTCTACCTGTGCCTTGAGGTCATTGCTTCCGTCACCCTCGCCGTTGCCGTCGCCACCTTCGCCATCGCCATTGTCGGCAGGAGTGATGGACTCGATAACCTCGTCTGCAACTACGATAGTAGTGCCGTCCTCAAGAACGTATGTTCCGTTGGGATAAGCCTTGTCGCCAACCTGCGGGTCGCCGTCCTCACGCTCTACGGTGAACTCGGTGCCGTCGGCGGCGGTAATCTTTTGGTCGAGGATCTGCACGTCCTCAATCTTGGCGATACCAGCCATAGAGAGCAGCTTCTTTACGATGCGGTTCTCAATCTTAATCTGTTCTTTTGCCATTTTGCTTGATTTTGATGATTTATGTTTTTTCTTGTTGTCCGTGTTGGGAGCGAGTGTTGAGGCTATAAAGCCAAGTTCCGTTGCTCGTGCCATATCAACGTACTTGTCTTCGTTCATGAGCGACTGCAATTCCTCGCGGTCGGCCCCCGTGCGCTCAACATAAAGGTTCAGAATTTTGTTCTGCTCCTCCCTGAGAGAGAACTCCTGCGCTGTGAGCTTTGCTTTGAGGTTGTTAATCTCGTCTGCCGTGAGTCTTTCACTTGAACAAAGGTCAAGCCAATCAAACGCAGGGTTGTGAATACACATTCTTGCATTCTCGAAGCCAAATCTCCGTTCCTTTGGAGCGGCAAGGAGAATGATAGTAGCCATAGAGGAGCACTCGCCCTCGATGGTTGCAGAGATTGTCTTTCCGGAGTTACGCAGAGCGTCATAGATTGCCCAACCTTCAATGCAATCTCCGCCAGGGCAGTGAAGCTTGATGTCAATCTCGTTGTCGCCCTCTTCCATGGAGTCAAGGAACTCTGGAATGTCTTTGTAGCAAACACCGTCCGTGCCGTACCAGTCCTGCAGAAAGACCTTATCCTCCTCGTTGACAATCTGATTGTAAATTCTTAATTTTGCCATTTCTTACTTGTGGGTTATTAATCGTGCCTCACAGCAGAAATGAGGCAGTTTTGTTTTGTCAATAGCAAAGGTAAGTTATAATAAGCTGTGTGTTCGTCAGAGGTTATCAAATAGTGGTGAACGCTATCGTTCAGTAAACAGCTGTGTTTTTGCCACAAAAAAAGAGGAACGAGCCGCAAATTAGCCCGTCCCTCTACACTTAAAAAACTAAACTATAAATCTTTATTCTTCTCTCCAATAGAAAGCGAGGCGTATATCTTTTCCGTCTACCTCCAATTCGCAGCAGCTTGCATTTCTCTCTTCGTCACAGTTAAGGTATCTGGACAACTCATCCCTTAACTTTAAGATGTCAATGTCAGTTGGATTACCATATACACACTTTACAGTTCCGCGGTTGGTGCCAAAGGCGTAATCTACAAGATACAAACACCTGTCTCGCCAAAATGTTTGGCGCTCCGCTATTCCGTCATCGAACTCGCTAACAATGGTGTCGGCAAAATCTTCGAGAATATTCTTGTTGTCAATCGGTGCTGGAGTCAAATTCCTTTTGTTCATACCCACCAACTTTCTGTTTTTGCCTTTTCGTCTACCTTGATAGACCCCGGTTTAATATAGTGCTCGTATGATGTGTAGTCCATAGACGACGTACCATTTCTATAACTGACAGTTATTCCCTCCGCATCCAAAGTGTGACCACCATGGACTGCATAGCCATCGCTCACTTCTGTATGTGGTCGGCAATGGATACCCACACCAATTTGTACTTGGATGGAGTTTGCCACCTCACGATAGCATCCAAACATATAAACCTTACGGTAGTTTTCGTGGCTCTTGTATTTCTCCACAAGCTCGTCGTACTCCTTCTGTGTTTCACAGAGATAATATCTGTTTCTGTTACTCCAGGAATACCCTTTATTTGTGTCTGTCAATATTAGTTTCATATTGTGTCCTTTCCGTATTTCTTCACCATGATACAATGTGTTATTTTCTCTTGCTCTTCCGGAGTCTTATCGCTGAACTTGTCTGCAACCCACTCTCGCAAGTTTCTGCGTTTGTCTTCAATGGTAGGTCGGTTCGTAGGAACTATCGGACATATTCTCTCTAACATCAATGTTGTTGGATTATCATAACGAGAGTCGTAGAACTCATTGATGAATTTATACAGCTCATCAAATGACATATCATCAAGAACCTCGTACATCTTGGAGAAAACCAAGTCCGCATCGACTTTCACGAAATGAGGATTGACAAATTCCATCTTCTCACCAGTCCACAAAGAAACGCTTTCCGAAGAGCCGTAGTAGCTCTTGTGGTTGTATAGTTTAACTAACACACCTTCTCCTTGGTATTTGCGACCTCCCGATACAACACAAGGGATTCCAAACTCCTCTATATCGTAATCTCTCCACCACATTGTGGTCAGGCTCGATGGTGTCGATGCACTTTTTGCATAGTCTCGCATCGCAACAAGTGCTTTATTTTTGATACTATTGTCGGCTTCCGTAATACGAGGATAGTCATAGTAAAAGTCACCACAATACCCTCTTGTTGTCCACTGTCCGGTCTTCAGTCGATTGTCTTCAGCATCAAAATACAGAAAGTTTGTATCTGAGTCGTCATAATAGTTATGGTCGCGCTCCACGATGATATATAGGTTCAATCCTTTGGTGCGTAAGTCTGCTTGCGTAAGATTGTATCTTTCCACTTCCAATGTTGGATATGCATTTATCGTTTCCATAATTGCCAATATTAAAGTCCCTTCAGTACATCTTCGGTTGTTCCCTCATACTCCCACCAACCTTCTGCGAGGTCGTGGTCTGCGCCATACTCCTCCATGAGGTCGTAGATTTCATCTGACAGATCCTCGTCCACATCATCAAGTTCCATATTGTTTGAAGCGAGGACCGAACGGACTCTCTCTACACGCTCCATATCGACATTCTTTCTTACATAGGCAATAGCCAGCTCCAAGTCTGTAGCGGCAAAGAAAAGGTTGTCATTTTCCCACTCTGCCATTTCACGCTCATCATCGAACTCAATCTTGATGAGGGAGAGCATACGCTGCGGAATGGCATCGCTAATTGAACCGCTCTCTCCATCCTTCATATACTGGTTGAAGATACTTGCGTAGGTATCGAGCTTGATTTCACGCTCAATATTCTTAACTTCGCTTTCGGTAAGACCCTTTTGGGTAAGGATATTCTTATAAGTTGCCATAATGTTTAGAATTTTAAGTGATTACTTATTTATCTTATTTGCATTACAAAGATAGTGATAATTTATCAAATACGCAAGTATTTAGCAAGAAAAGTTTATCTTATTTGCAAATTTATTTCGTTGTGTATCAAGGCCTTACGTAATTAAAAAAAACTGCCTATCCTCACGGACGAGCAGCCACCACAGTCAAATATGATAATTAGTAATCATCGCATTTTTCAAGATATTCCTTCCATGCGATAGGAAGGACTTTCTTTAGCAGCTCATTACTCTTTGCTTCTTTATCGTCAAAGAGCTCACGAACCGCTTCTTTCGAATCCATAGTGTAACCGCACTCATGGTTTCCAAACTCGCATATCAGAGCGTCCTTTAACTGCTCCTCGTCTGACAAGAATTCCTTTTGCTGCCTATCCTTCTCTTCAGCCCATTCGATAAACAAATGGTAGTCTGTCTTCAGGCAATAAGCACCACCTCCAAGAGGCTGTAACTTCTGCAAATCTTCCTCGCTTGTTGTCAGTCCCCATTCCGACATCATTTCTTCAAACTGCTTCTGGCTAAAAGCTGCCTTCAACGGCAATTTGCTAAAACTTTCTTGATGATGTTTTCTCCAATCTTCGTATTTCATAGTTATCTCTTATTCATAATTATTTTCGTAGTACTCCATATCGGCCATTTTGGGCGTTATTTGCTTCACTCTTGCCTTATTATACTTATACCTCTTAGCTTGATATTCGGCAGCAGACTTACTCTCAAACACCATTGCATAAATAGATGCCGGAGACCACCACATACGTTTGGTCTTGGCTCTATCAACAAGATACATCGTTGGCATGACATTTCGATTCCTTCTTGAATTTTGTACTATAACATACTTACCTATATCTGCCTTAGAGAAGCAATGGCTTCTTGCTTTCAGATAGAATTGCTTCTCCAAGGCAGAATAAGGTTCGTAATCATTGAAGTCATAATCGCATATCTCAGCCAAATGCTCGGCTTCTGAACTATCAGGCAACATATTCTCGACTTATTTAAGTTCTTGTCTAAGAAATAAGACAGTTTCCATGATGTCATTATAGAACCACTGCCATGCTAATATTCTCTTTTGTTCATCGGTAACCTTCAGCCACTCGCCACAAATTTTATGGTGACGGATGCTGAGTCTTTCGAGTGATGGAGCTATCTTCTTGCCGTATTCTTCTGCCAACTCGTCATAATCCATTTCCTTGCCGGCAAGGACTCTTCTTGCTAAGCGAGTTGCTGTGTCGTGCCAAAGTTCATAGATAGAACTTTCATTTGCAAGCATCAGATGCAAGCTATTCATGTCGTCGGTGCGCTTATACTGCACCATTTCTAAACTTGTCATAGCGTATTTGTTTTTTTAGTCAATAAAATCGTTGAATTCAAACACTTCGGTATTTCCTTCGTAATGTGGTTTCTTGTCACAGGCATACCCCATCCATGAGCCATATTCATAAACTCTGTACATGTGGTAGCCAGCCTTTGTGAGAGCTTGAAAAGCGGCTTTCATTTCGCAGCCATGGATTTTCACAAAATCATCGCTGTCAAACAAAGCCTTGTGGTCAAACTCATAAGCCCTGCCACTTTTCTTGTGAATACGCAAACCAAGCGTTCTTACACGATAGCCTCCGTCATTCACTGGGTGGAAGATGTTGTGATAATACCCTCCGCGATTGTCAAGGAATACATCGCAGATTTTCTGTACTACATCCTCCCGAACTTCTGTCGGTTGGATGTAGTCGTTTTGTGGAATGTTCACTTTGATTTCCATAGTCTTGTCTTAGTTATAATACTCCACCTCGCTCAAATTCTCGATTGCAACCTCTTCGCCATCCTCGTCGAACGCCTCGATGCTCAATATCTCGGCATCTTCAAAATCGGTGTGAGACACATTCTCGTAGCAGTTGTACGGCACCTCTGAATGGTAGTTGTACTCCTCAACGTAGTTTCCACAAACCTTGTAGGTTATGAAGATGACAATTTTGTCTTGCTCGATTTCGTCCTCAATCTCGCTTGACCAACCGTCTTCTAACTCTGCGTTCTCAATAGATGCGCTGATGGCATTCAATGTTTGCTGTGTAAGTATCATATCTTATTTGCTTTAATTTGTGATTACTTGTTTATCTTATTTGCATTACAAAGATAGTGATAATTTATCAAATATGCAAGTATTTAGCAAGAAAAGTTTATCTTATTTGCAAGTTTATTTCATCCATCCGACGAGCATGGAAAAAGGCATCTATCCAAGGAACGGACGGATGCCTTTTCGTTGATTACTGCGCTCTTCTAAGCTCTTCCACGGTAACATCAACAACCCTTGCTGCTGCATATAGGGCGTTACTTGTCAACTGACGCTGCCACGCTGTATTTGACGGAGACCACCTAAAGCCGTTACTCTTGAGTTTGCTTATGACCTCAGCCTTTGGCTTTCCGTCAAAAACCAACTGAAGGCGGTCAATAGAGTAGTTTTTGACGATGCTGCAACCATCTTTCTCGATAGTCACGCTCTCTTTTCCCGAACGAGCTTCTGCTTTCTCTACGCACCGTTCACATAATTCCTGGAGCTTCCAAAACTTGTGACGCTGTGTAATAAGCGGCTTCTTCAATTTATCGTTCCATTCTACAACTCGCTTAACATATCTGTCAAGCAAGGTCTTTTCTCCGTTCTTGGCAAGCGTTTCAGCCTTGCCGTACAGAGAGTTCACGAATAGGCTGCGATGGTACGGAGCATTGTTCTCGTCAATGTCGCGTATAGAACTTGCGGTCAAGTCAAGGTCGTTGCGAATTTTATCCCAACGCTCATCCTCACGTTGCTCAAGAGGTTTCGCTTCCTCCATGGCTCTGCGGATTGACTTCAATGTCTTTTCACGCCAAGCAGAGAAGTCTTCACATGCTTTCGCATATGAGGCGTTGGCTTTTTCATTCTTTGAGTTGTTGAACTTTGCAGGTCCTGTAACAAAAGAACTTGCTATGCGGCTTTCCTTGGCAAGAATCGTAGACACCCATGAGTGATATTTGTTATAATATTCCTCTTGCTTCTCCGTAGGAATATTGGCAAGGTCTGCATTAAGTCCCTCTTCGTATGAAACCATTTCAACCTTTGCGGCACGTTCCGGATCCATCGAGGACCAGTTATGAGCCGAGATAGCTGTCTGGTATAGGTCTCCAAGGTGTCGTTTGTCGTTAAACTTTGTCACCTCATATTTCCCCATTATTGCAGTTGCATTTACCGAGATATAAATATCCTCTTTTGTATTCACGTTTGTTAGGCGATGATATTGCTGGTCAAACATTCCAGTACCTCGCTCTTTTCTTGCGTATGGCTGAAAGTCATATACATTCTCGGCAACACCTGCTTCGCATACTTGAACCACTCTGTGGCAGTTCATGAATGAAAGTTTTTCCATATTCTAAAATTGTGATTAGTAAATATATGCGTAAGCGTATGGATATCCACCGGACATTTCGGCACCTATCCAAAAGGTAAGTCCTCTTCCTCGGCAGAAATCTACAACCTCTGTTCCGAAGAAGAACGTTCCCGTCGTATTCTTTGGTCCAGGAACAACTTTTATTGCGGGCACTTCGCCAGCTTCTTCCACCACCTCGCATGAACTTGCATCTTCCATATTGCCGATGAAACGTCTTAGCTCTTCGGCAAGTTCTTTTATTTTGTCTTTTTCTATCATAACTTTTAGATTTATAGCCGTCCGAAATGACAGCTGATTCCTTGTTTACATTCTTCAACCGTTCTCGCCCCATAGGTCTGTTTCCAGTACACTCTGCCATCATGCTCATGCACTTCAACAAAAACGCCCCACTTGTTTCCCCAATTACCATTGGCATTAGGGTCTATGCGCTCGATTTTATAACCTCGGTACATCATAGTTATCTTGGATTTTTTGTGATGTCAGACTCTTCAAGCAGTTGGATTAGTCGCTCTACGCCATTTGCAAGACGCTTGATGTTTCTCGCAAACTCTTTTTCTTCAATCGTGAAAGGTGATTGCATATTTCTTGTTTTTTAGAAGAGAGCCGAGCAAAGGGCGCTCGGACTCTCGGTTAGACATTAGAGTAACGAATCTACGCAGAAGGAACGGAAAGCGTTCTTCTCCAAATCCCAATAGCGGATGGTACAAGCAGGAGCTGCATGACCAGTGCCCTTCACCTCGTACTGATAAAGGTTCTTTGCGAGAGTCCCGACTGCATTTCTGAGTTCGCCATTGGTCTTTCTGAACACAAAGCGAACAACTCCAAGAGCCATCTGAGCCTTGAGCTTGTAAGCGTGCCATGCCTTGCGGAGGGCTTCAGAGAAGCTCATCGCCTTATGTCTGCGAAGCGTCTCCCAAGCAGCCTTCATTACCATACTCTTGTTAATTCTCACTGAATTGTTATTTGCTGAACTTGCCATAATGTTTAGAATTTTAAGTGATTACCTTTTTATCTTATTTGCTAATGCAAAGATAATCAAAAGTTATCATATATGCAAGTATTTAGCAAGAAAAATTTATCTTATTTGCAAATTTATTTCACTGAATATCAAGTAGTTAGGTTGTCACTTATGGACGCTTTCGGCATTAACAAACTTGTACCCACAGAATGGGCAGACCTTGGTTGTGTCTGGCAAGTATGTTTCACGAAAGTTGCGGTAACATGAGTGGCACATCTTTGTCTTGCCATTGACAGCTCCATATATAGCCATCGCTAAAATGGCAACGATAAGCGCTATTCGCCACACATTTCCAAGTATATTCTTTTGCTTCTGTGTCATCGTTTTGTTGTTACAGGGTTAAACAAATCGTAGTCGGATGGTACGGAGTTTTCCCAAGAGTCAACAAGCTTGTCACCGACAATATCGCGGATGCTCTTTTTCCAATAGATAGGCGTTTCACCTCCTACATAGAATTGAACCTTGGCCACAAGTTCCTCAACCTGCTCCTTGGAGAATTTAACTCCCATTTTGGTAACAAGTCCGACCTTGAAGAAATCACAATACGGCTTCGCTTTCCGTACAACATTCACAGCCTTGTTTATATCAACAACCGGTTCAATGCTGGCAAATGTCTTGATACCGAGTTCTTTCAACTTCTCCATAGCCTTGATGCGTTGGGCTGTGTTGTTTCGGCAATAGCTTTCCATTGACTCCATGCCGGTAAGGGTAAAGCCTATTGCTATGCTGTCAGCAAAAAGTTGCAATTCTTTCGTGTAGTAAGGGAGAAACACCCAGTCCGTGCACTTGGTAAGCACCTGCACCTTCACATCTTCTTCAAGGGCGTGCTCCACGCACATCGTGGTAAGGTCTCGCGTCTCCGGCAACATTGGGTCACTGACAAACGAAAAGAAGAGCGAGTCGGTAGGCTTCATCAGCTTCTTTACTTGAGCAAGCTCTTTCTCGAAAATGGCAAACGCTGTCTTCTCATCGATGAGGCTCTTCTTCAATGACACCGTTTCAACACCAAGAATTGCGGACGTAATCCCATGGCGATTATAGCAATAGCTGCAAGTATTGCTGCAACCATTGTATAAGTTACAAGCCCAGTGGCAGTACTCGTAGGCTGCACCACTGGGCTCATATATCGCCTTGCCTTTAAACTTGCTCGGCTGTTTCATCGGCATTTTCTTTTGACTTGTTAGCAGTCAGCAGCTCGCTGATTTTGTCGTTCACCCAGGTTACGTTGTGTATGAGCTGGCGACAATCAGACATTGCGTCATGCTCCACCCAACCATCAGAATGAGGAATGATAGAATACGGATCCTCAACAGTTGGGTCTATAAGGCGAACACCTTCATAGATGAACGTGCGGCTATCACGGACATTGAGATACTTCCATGGTAAATTCTTCTCTTCTCTGTCCTTATTGACAACAACGAAAGCGTTGCGAAGGATAGAAATATCAAAATCTGTTCCTTGACACCAAATGACCACTTCGTCCGCACCGTTCTCTGCTTTTACTTCTTTGATGAAGTCCGTCAGATACATGAGTACGTATTTCACGTTTGAAGTGTACGAGAATTGTTCCTTCGCCTCTTCGGGCTTCTTACTCCACCAATCTACTGTCGCTTGGTCGATGTCAAAGCCATACATCGCACACGATGTACCATCAACTGCTCTGAAGAACTCAGTCTTCTCTCCTGTTACTTTACTTTCACCAAGGCTGAACGCTTTGGCTGCAATACCGATGATAGCAGCCGTAGAACGTCTTGACAAAGTCTCCAAGTCAAGAGCGATGTTCACTACTTTCTTTTTCATAATTACGTTTTTTATGTTAGTTTATAAACCTATTCTTTAGCTTCTCATGAAGAGCTTTCATTTTACTGAGACACCATTCTTTGTCTGCCAGAAGGTCTTTGATGTGATATGGAGCGCCATTCTTGCCATGACCATCTGAGCCGAGCCACAAATAAGTTTCCTCGTCCACATCATAACCGTCTATGTATTCCCCGAGTTTTTCAACAAACTCTTGTGCAGAACCTTCGCCATACCAAATGGTGGGGCAGAAATCTTCGCCTGCAGGACTGAATACAGCAATGTCCGCAATATGCTTCTTATCTTGGATTGAAGGACGTACTGACCAGCCTTCTGCTTCTATAGCTTCTAATAATTCTTCATCCATAACTTTAATTTCTAAAAATATGAATACCTACAATTTTGTGCACCATGTTCGGTTGCGCCTTGCGGAATGTATCTGCTATGCGCTTTTCGAACTCTCCCCAAGTCTCATTTTCCTTCCGGGGGGGTAATTTATAATGTCCACAGGAACACGGAAGCCTCCGTCAAGATACAATATTGCCTTTTTCATACACAGACCTCCTTATTCAACGACTTCATCAGCCAGCCCTTGTGACAATATGTGGTCCTGCATTAAGTCCAACGCTACATCCTCCGGAAAGTCGGTAACTGTAGCTGCTGCTTTTTCCAGGACTGATGCCTCGCACGAAATGTAGGAATACAACTGGCGAAATTTTCTTACCAGTTCTTGAACCTTGTTATTTACTTTTGATTTCTCCATAATGTTTAGAGCTTTAAGTGATTACTTGTTTATCTTATTTGCATTACAAAGATAGTGATAATTTATCAAATATGCAAGTATTTTGCAAGTATTATTTATCTTATTTGCAAGCGTTTTTCGCACTATTCACGACAATTCCTCCCACTCGTTGAAGTTGCCTTCTTTGACCACATAGTTGATTTCTCCAGTGAGTGGTGTCTGCATATGTTCTTTCAAATAGTCGCGGATATATTCATAGACATCGCTGTCTTGCTCTTCCATCCAGTCTGTATCAAACTCTCCCCTTGTCATCACTGCATAAACAGCTTTGTCAAGGGTGCCAAAAACTCCCATAAGTTTATAGCTGCATACGGACATGTGTGCATCGGTCTTGAATACGACAAAGACCTCAGATTGTCTTTTGCTTTTCATGCGCATACCTCCTTTAGTGTTTGCAGCAAGCCTTTGACAAGAATGAGAAGCGTATGCTCGTTTATCTCGCCGTTAAGGCTTGCAAGATATGGGGTTTCAATGCTGATAATCCGGTTTCGCTTGCATAGCTCGAACGGTTTGCCGTCTTTAACATCCCACCACTCCTGCGTGACGACCTTAAAAGAGAGCGGCATCTTGCCATGGTCTTTCAGCCACTTGTTGAGGCTAATGACTTGGTTCATTATTCCAAAGTCGTCTATCCAGTTCTGATTGATGGACTGACGGAACAATCTACCACCTTGCTCTTCCCACGGAAGAACTTCAACGTTACGCATTTGGGCGAACTCACGACAGTTGTATGCAAAGCTGTTTTCGTTACTCATAATCATCCTCCTCATCGTTGTCAAAACACCAGTCGTTTTCTTCGTCCTCTCCGCTTCCTTCCCATACATCCTCAAATCCCTGGTCAGGGTCTGCTTCTGGAATGCCAATGATATACTCTCCACTTTCTGTAAGTGAAGGCCATTTGATGTTAGGATTGTTGCCTTGCGGATATTTGGACTTAAAGTCACCATCGCTTCCAAAGGCGAGTTCTATGCCAATATGTCTAATATCGTCCGATACGTGGTCCGTCCCTACCTTGCGTCCATCGGGACAAGAAATAACACCACTACCGTCCTCGTAGTCTTTGTGGCTGTACCCGTTCATTTCGGCAAGTAACTCATAAAAGTCCTTACCACCGAACACTCCGTAACCCTCGTAGCGTTCCTCCTTCCACTTGTTACCCTTGTCATCAACAAGGTAAACAGTATGCTCCTCGCCATTTACTATGCGATGATGCGTATCCATTGTGAACCAACTAAATTGTCCCATATCTTTGTTTTTTAGGTTTTACTATTTCTTGGTGTATCTATAAAGCTCGTCTGTGTCGTACCCAAGCTCATCACAGACAGCATCAATTTTATCAGCAGGAGCGGTAAAGGAGACATAAGCGTCTCCACAATCCTCGCCATCCCAATAGGTGTCAAGAACTTCACCTCCGGCTTTTGTAACTTCATACTCTGCGGAACGAATATCCCCTTCGTGCTCGCAATCAACTATCGGGTAATGATAAATCTTAGTTGCCATTATTTTTCCTCCTCATTGTTTTGGTAAACGATTTCAAAAGTGTCCTCCTTGATGCTTCTGCCAACAAGTGCCGTAAAGACGATGCTTTCGCCCCAGTTTTGCTTAAGCTCGTCAAGCTCCTTATTGGTGCTGCGTGTGTGGGTTCCTGTCTTACGCACAGCCCAGTAGAAATGTCCGTCACGCTTTCTCTTTGCGAGGTCGTCCACCTTTTCGAGGTCATAGATAATATCAGAATAGAAACCCTCCATTACCTTCATTGCGGTGTCAAGCATATCCTTCTTCAGATCGGTTGCTGACTTGAATGCCTTTGTTATTATTGCCATAATGTTTAGAACTTTAAGTGATTACTCTTTTATCTTATTTGCTAATGCAAAGATAGTGATTTATTATCATATATGCAAGTTTTCAACAAGAAAAGTTTATCTTATTTGCAAGTAAAAATTCACTAAGTTCGTGTCGTGAGCAACTTGATAAAACTAATGTATTTTTCTTATTTGCACCTTTTGTCCGCTATGTCATTGCAGGCAACTAATTACTTTGTATTATCTTATTTGCATTAAAGGCTACCTTTATTTTGTGGTCTATTATAGAAGGCAAAGAACAAGCAATTACCCGTAATCGATGTGTCACAGTAGACATGCGTCTTGTAATTGTTTTTGGCTTCAAGAAGGTCTACAAACCCACTTAATCCCTTAGCTTCTTCACTTAGTTTGCAGATATAACCAGTGCCGTATTCTGCATCATAATTGAGCGTGTACAAATCACGCATTCCTGGACTTGAAGCAAGTATTTGACGAATGCCAAGTTCTTTTAGAATATTTTTTCGCCCGTGATAAGGAGTATAGCCGCTTCGCAGTAAGTTTTCCGTTTGGGTAGGCAAACACTTTGCAATGTCGCCAAATCTGTTTACAAGCACTCCTTGTTGGCTGTTGTGTATTGCTGCCCTGTTGGCAGTCTTATAGTTCAATTTTGCCATACGCTCATAAAAATTTTATCTTTATTTTTATACTTCAAAGATAGTCATAATTTATCATATACGCAAGTTTTTACAAGCATAATTTATCGTATATGCAAATTTTATTCCACTGATTATCAATGTTTTTACAATGCCGCACAACAATATAGAATAATCATTTCTACATAAAAAAGATACACAAGCCATTTCCCGATACTATTATTCTCGAATCTCAAAACTCCAACATTGTTCGCAAATCATAGTAAAAATTGGCTGAAATTGATTAATTTTGCACACAAAAACGAAATACGACTTTATATGAAATTCAATATAAAACATATGGCTTCCAGTATAGCACTTGCAGCCCTTGTCCTTCTCCCAATTAGTGGTCATGCACAAGATGCACCAGACAAGCACAAATATTTTCCTAAGCTATTCAAACTGAACGAGAGTTTTTCAATAGGTATTCTTGGGGCAGGACTTGAGCACATGAACTATGGAGCAATGGGAATAAACGCCACATTCTACGGCGCATACGTTGATTATATGTGGTGGCCACGCAAGCATGACAACGATGTTCGTGTAGACCAGTGGAAAGACCATTCCGTATGGGCTACTCATGTCGGCTACCAGATACCATTCTTCCAATATGCAGGAAGCAGTATCAGGCTAATCCCTATGGTGGGATATACATCCATCAAAGAGGGCATCACTGATGGTGAAGATTGGGGCGTAGGTGAAAACGGCATCGTAAACAAGTTCCACGTTACAGAAGAAAAGGGTGGATTCGACTATGGAGCAGCTTTAGTATTTCAGAACTCAGATAGCAACATAGGAGCTTATGATTTTTCTATTGGTGTCACAAGACACACACTTTGGGTCGGTCTTGCATGGGAATTCCAAATCTGGAAGATGAAGCAGCTCTCATCCAAAAGACAAATAAAACAACATAACCTCTAACATACATCACCATTTATGGAAACAACAATCGGTATACTCTTTATACTCCTCATCATTACACTTATCAAGCCAAATGCAGCGATATTCGACAAAGTTCCCTTCTTCAAGAACAAAGGTAACGGCATCAGAAGATTGTACTTCTTTGGCTTTTGGTTCATCCTCTCATCTGTTTTAGTTATTATGTTTGGTGAAAGGGAATCACAAAAGGCAACTGGCAGACAGCAGACAGATGAAGCTCCGCAAAAAGATTTTGCCATTTTTGATGACAGCACCACTGTCGTACTAAAAGGAAAAGACACTCTCCGTTTCGATACGAAGGGCAACATCGAGTGGACTGCCACCGGCATGAATGACGGTTCTTCGGCTCGTATTAATGTCGTATTCACCGAACCTGTTGGAGTGTATTCTACATCAACTAATTTCGACCGGAAGAACTTTGACGGTTTCGTGTATAACGGTTTCAAGTTCTACGAAGGAGAATACGGTGTCGTTGGTCTTTATAATTTCAAAGACGACAACGGATTGGTTCGTATAGGCAAGACAACAGACAGAAGTAGCGTCATCACTCAAAAGGAATACCAACACCTTCAGTCTGCAATCGAACTTAAATTCAAGACACAGATTAAACCTCTGGAATACTACGACATAAAGTCTTTTGTAGACTCAATCAAGATATACATCCAGAATGTGGACGGAGAAAACTCCCAGTATGAAAAAAGAGAATATGTCATATCTAATGACGATGATGTTTTCAAGGTCATTCTCAATGGCATATTCCCCAATAACGATTAGAACAAAGTCTGCTCTTTAGCGATATGTTTCAAACGGTTCTCGGCAACGCTGTAGAACCGTTTGTCTTTTTCTATACCCACATATATTCGATTGAGCCTTTCAGCGGCAACAGCTGTTGTGCCGGAACCAAGGAACGGATCGAGAACTGCATCGCCCTCCTTGGTTGTGAGCTTAATGATACGTTCAAATATCTCGGTCGGCTTCTGCGTAGGATGCTCCTTCTTGGTTACAACCCGACTATGGAACACGCGGTTATAAAGCTCGTTCTCGTCAAGATTGTTCAGTGCCGTTCCCTGCTCGTATATGCGGATGATAAACTCAACGTTCTGTGAGAAACGCTTCTTGCTGATGATATTCAACGGCTTCTCCCAAAGGAGAATGGCAAACTTATATCCGTGACGTTCTGCCCACGCAATATACGCTGCAAGTTGTGCTTCTGCACAGAAAATAAAGGCGTTCATCTTTATCATCAGGCGCGGTATCTGGTCGAGAAAGGCATTTATCTCTTTCTCGCCAAACTTCACCCCAATACGACAAAGGTCGCTGTCGTAATCGTATAACCCCGACTTTGCTATCAGCTTCTTGGAACCTTCTTTATACATCTTACGGCAGTTGGACTTTGTGAAGTTGTAAGGAGGGTCAGTAATCATCACCGAAAAGCTATATGCCGGAAGATTACACAGCACATCTTCATTGTTCTCGTTGTAAAGCTTGCTCTCTGTTATCTTGTTGTAGTACTTCATACTTTTACTCTTTCTCCAAAACGTTTAACAATCTTGTAAATACCACGCTCGGTAATACAATACTTGTTGCTCAAGTAGGCAACGATGTAGTTTACCTTGTGTTTCTTTGACTTCATCTTACGAAATTCTTCTACCATAGGAAGATTGTTAAGGTCTTTCGTATCTATGCCATTGTCATTGAGCAGACGGAACAACTGCTCATTCATTTTGATAATCTCGTATCTTGTCATTTCTAAAAGTTATCTAAGTTTTCTATCATCTTTACTCTTTCTTGCGCTTCCGTTATTTCCACAACGGAAACAATAGGCTTTATTTCTCGGGCGGCTTCGGCAAAGGAATCTGTTAAGGACTCAGCACTCTCCACTCTTTCATAAGCGCCATTCATGCTGATTGGCACACCTGCACCTATGGAGTTCATAACCGTAAGCAGAGGCTCGAATATCTTCGTAGCCTTGGCCGTCATTACAAACTCACCATTGGAGAGGTTTGCAGGAACAGAGTCGCTCGTACCAGTTCCAGGGCCATTGACCTTACCACCTTCTGCGAAATTGGCTGACTTAACCGTTGATACTGCGGTAGCAATATTGGCAAGAACTGTGGCTACGGTTGTGGCTACGGCTGCAAGGTTGGCTGGATATGGGAGCTCCATGGCGTTTGCGACACCTGCAGATATGGCCTTACCCGTGTCAACAGTAATCTTGAACAGCGTAATAATCTTGCTTAGCTTCGCAAAATTCTTGTCGCTCTCACCTATGGCATCCATGAGAGAAATGATGCTGTCACCCACATTACCCATAGCCTTTGCATAGGCTTGTTCATTTTTCAGCGATGCCTTGTTGAGAGCAATCTTTGCGTCTGACACAGCTTTCTTGGCGTCAATGACACGTTTGCTGTACTGCTCTTCGGTCTCTGTTTCAAGCTGCCCTTGGTCTTGTATGAATTGCAGTCTTTGTTCTGCCATTTCCTGCTGTATTTGCAGTTTACGCATTTCAAGGTCGGTAACGGCATTAATGTCGTACTCTTGCATATACTGCTCCAAGGTCTGCTTGTTGTTCCAGTTGTCGTTTATACTTGTAAGCTCTTCTGCCTGGAACTGCTCAACCATCGTTATTTCGTTCTGCAGAGCAAGCTGTCGCTGTTCAAGCATAAATTGATTGTGAGCTTGGCGCAACTGGTCTTCTTGCTGCCAAGACTGCTCCAGTCTATTTGCACGCCGTTCTGCATAATCTGAGCTGATGCGTGTGATTTCTGATTGTGCATACTCAACCGATGCTGTGGCTTGTGCAAGCTGCTCCTCCGTAGCCGTTCCGGACTGCTCCAACTCCGCAAGAACTTGCTGGCGATACATCAAAGCTGTTGCAGCACCTTTTTGGGCGGCATCCTCCTCTTGCTTAAGAGCGAGAATGTCAAGGTCTGTTTTTTTCCGGTTCTGCTCCAGCTTCAGGTTTAATTCCTCTTCGGAGCCTTTCTTCACGATAGACAGACGCGACTCAATTTGCTTTTGCTGTTCGCTAATCTTACGCTTGATGTTATCATCATCAAGCTTATCAAGCTCCTCTTGGAGTTTCTTTTCTTTGGCAACTATAATCTGCCTAATAGCTTCCTTGGAGTTCTCTGTAAGGGTCTTGTCGGTGGCGAGTTTAGCTTTCAGCTTGTTAATTTCACCATTGTACTGGTTCTCAAGAAGGGCTTTTCTCTTCTCGACACACTCACCGAGTAGGTCAAGCATTGCCTTCTCGGCTTCTGCTACGAGCTTGGCTTCTTCCTGTGCCGCCTTGGCTCTGGCACGGTCCTCCTTTGTGGTTTTCGTGTCTTTCTTGCCGTCGCCCTTACCATTTCCATTTCCATCGCCTTTTGCGTCAGGAGTTGTGCCTTCACTCTTAGGGTTTTCTGTCGGTGTGCTGACATTAGCTTTTTTACCACCTTTTTTCTTAGGTTGTACGGGTGTCGCACTATCAGCGATTGGCTTGATATGAGCAACGGAGCCCTGTGTCAAGGTCTTATTATACGCATCAAGCACATTGCTGGCTACATTCTTACCGAAATTTTTGAAGTCCCCCAAGCCCTCTTGGAGGGTCTTTCCAAAGTTACTCGTTATATCTTTTACTCCTGCCTTTATATCACTCCAGGAGAGAGTAACAACGCCTTTAATAATTTTACCGAGTCCGCTAAGAGAACGGCCAACGGATTTTACTCCGTCAACGATAAGATTAAAGACGAGTTTAACTCCCTCCCAAAGGTTTTTGAACTGTAACGCGACCAGCTGTATGGGCAAGCGCACCAACGCTATCTTATTGTATAGGTCAATACATTTATTCATTACCCAGATGATAGCATTGACTATAGCCCTAAAAGCAGCGGTAGCATAGCTTTTTAGGTTTGCCCACACTCCCTTGCCTTCACTTAGTTTACTGTAGAGCCGCATTAGCAAGTCGAAAGCAAGGCTCAGTACTGCGGTGAGTATAAATCCCTTGAACGCAGCCTTTGCCGTGGCGACAAAACTGGTTACTCCGACCTTTGCAATAGTAAACGCTTTAGTCCAAGCACTTCCTGTTTCAAGCGCAGAAGCTCGCTCCCATAGCGCAATCTCTGCTGTCTTAGCCTTCTGCGTCATCTTCTCTGCATTGGCAAGCTCACGCTTCTTAGCTACAAGTTGCGTTTCAATGCGTTCGCGCTCTACCGCAGAAGCACTCTCTAATTGCTTCGTAAGAGAAGCGGTCTGTCTGCGTAATGCTATCTCGTTGTTCTGACAAACCTGTACTTGTTGTGTAGCTGCTTGTGCATTACTTACGGCAGAGTTCTTCATCTGAGTAAACGCAGACACTGCACCATTAATAAGTTTGGCGAAAGATATTCCAGCTATCACACTTGCTATAATCTGCGCTATGTCGCCAAAGTGTTCACGCACAAAATTGACGAGCTCACGGAGTGCTTGCAGTGGAGCAACAAGTGCATCCGAATTACTATCATAGATAGAAAGCAGGAACGCCTCCCATGCGGACTGCAAGCCTTTTATTTCTTGAGTGACCGTACTCATAGATACTTCAAACATATCCCCAGTAGTACCTTGCGCCTCTTGCAGACCTCCGAGTTTCGTTTGGAGAGCATCGATATTGTTGAGAAGAGCCATTGCTTGCGGAGAAACACGACGACCGAAAACATCTGCAAGGTCATTAGCCGACGACGCAGAACTCATTATACCGGAGTCACGGAGTTTCTCAAGGGTCTTTGTAAGACCGTCCGTTTTCAAAGACTGCTGGTCAATGCTTATTCCGTACTTCTCGAATACCTTTTGCTGCTTTGCTGTTGATGTGGCAAGTCCAAGCATTACCATACGGAGAGCAGAGCCTGCATCAGACCCCTTGATGCCGACATCAGCAAGAACACCAAGGGCTGAGTTCACCTCCTCGATAGGCTGCCCAAGGGCATGACCGAATGGAGCCGCATTTTTCAATGCTTCCGCCAACTGGCTTACGTTTGTGGCAGAATGTGACGCTGTATAGGAAAGCGAGTCACTTACATGCGCCATACCTTCTACACCCATATTAAAACCATTGCTTACATTGGTCATAATGTCGGCTGCTTCTGCAAGACCAATCGTATTGGCTTGGGCAAACTGCAAGGTCGGCGACAAAGCATTTGTGGCTTGGGCTGCATTTAGACCGTTTCGGGTGAGGTTCTCCAAAGCTCCTGCCGATTCGGCTGCTGTATATGCCGTTGTCGCTCCAAGGCGTTTTGCCTCGTCTGACATCATTTTCATGTCTTCTGCGCCTGCCTGTGTAACAGCATGAACACGAGCCATTCCGTCGTTAAAGTCTCTACCTACTTGGATTATCTTTTGACCAAATGCCATAATACCACCGCCAGTAACAATACCGGCGATGGTTGAGCCAACTTCCATGAATTTGCTCTTGATGCTCCCAAGAGCAGTTGTAACAGAGGTTGGATAGTTACCAACATTTCGATAGAACCGCAGCGTTCCCTCCTCGGCACCTTTCAGTTCGTTGGTAATCTGAACGATGTGGTTCTTCAATTCTTGACCTTTGGCACTATCACGCTCTGCCCTTGACATAGCATCATAGGCAGCAGTTGCATTAGAGAGTTCGGCTCGCAGCTGCTTCAGCGAACCCTCGTTCTCCTTCTGCACCTTTATCTGGTTCTGTACTTGGCGACTAAGCGTATTGATAGCATCGCCCTGCTGCTTCATGAAAACACGGCTTGCCTCAGACTGCTTGTCGTATTCAGCCTGAGTGATTTTGCCGTCCTTGAGGTCTTTTTCCAAGGCTTTCATTTGCGCTCTGGCTTCGTCTATCGCAGCCCGATACTTTGCCATTGCATCAACAGCCTCCTGGTACTTGACTTGTATATCTACAATCTTGACCTTTGTGTCTTGACTTGTTGCCATATTTTGTGTATTTACTTATTTGCAATTTAGCTGAAATAGCAGGTGGAGTGATAAGTAACATTCAATGTTTTCGTTTCTGTTACCGTCCCCTTCTTGTCTACTACATCGTATTCTATTTTCAACGAATGAGTTTCGTCCGTGTAACCGTTTTTTGTCATCACCTCGCTTAGTACGCCGACCTGTTTTCCGTCCCAGTACACTCGTGCCAGTGATGTTTTCTCCCATGTTTCCATGACGAGTTCACCCTTTGTTACTTTACCTGTTGTTTTTACCTGCAAAGCACCCGTTCCGCTTTGGTCTACAGAGAATACTCCATAGCTATTAGTTTCCCATGAGCCATTCACAAGGTTCGGGCCTACATCTGTAACGCCATCTTCGATTATTAGCTTTCGTCCTTCACCAAGGTTTACGCTGTCATTGACATACATAGCCCCATTCTTTTTATATCTCGTGTTAGCCAGTCCGTACGCTGGCATTTTAAGGTCTATGGCAAATCCAAACAGAAGTTCAGTTGTTATGTTTTCCTTCTTCTCTGCAAAGCCAAGGACGCAGAATGTCTGTGTCAAATCTTCTGACTTAATCACGTTTCCGCTACTGTCTCTAATGGAATACACAAACCTTAGCGTATGAGTGTCGGCTATGTTTTCCTTTGAGAATGTTGCTATCGATACATTGTTGGTAGGATCATTGTAAGCAGTTTTAACCTCCTCTCCGTCAAAATAGAAATGGTACTCAAAAGAGCATTCTTCATCTACTGTGGATATGGGTGTGTCGTGCTTTATCAGCTTTACGTTATTTATCACGTCCACGAACAGGTGATAACTATCCGTGTCCCACAAACTTGCATCATGGGAGTAAGGAGCAACTTTCTCCGACCAGAACAAAGCGAATACGTTGGAGGAGGTTATCTTCGTTTCTCCATTTGACTCTTGCATTATGCCAACGACTTGCCCTCCAACCTCCAAGTCGATCATTCCGCTGGCATAAACCGAGCCACTTTCTATCTCGACATAAGGCACAAAAGGCTTATCATCCTCCTCATGGGTGTCTCCGAAGTCATCGGAAATGACAGACTCGTTCAGTTTTGACACAAAATAATACAGCTTCTTCCGTACTTGCTCTACAAGTTCGCCTTCCACATTGTAGATGTCATAGATAAACTTGAACACATGATGCGTTCCAAAATCATTGCGTGTAAAAACCAGCTTATGCGTACCTACTTCACACTTTACATCGTCATAATACACACGAATGGCAACGGCTAATTCCTTTGTGTACTCCGTATCGATGCCGATATTCTTAGATATGGCATATCTTACAACTTTTGGAACTGTAAACTCAAGCGTATAACTATCTCCTTTGAGTCTGTCTATCTCGTAAGGGAAAACGTAGCGAGAAATATATGCAGCAGGACCATTACCATCCCCTTGCACATCTGGGATGTTGAGGATGTTATAAGTTGTGCTCCATACTTTATGCTGGTTATTCACAAAATACTCATAGCAAATAGGGCATCTATTAGATGTATAGTCACGGATAAGCGATAACTCAAAACCTATTACGGATGACTTCAGTACATATTGATAGCTTACTTTGTCCATGTCTGTTTCCTCTGGGTCTGCGTAGTTGGAAACTACATAGGGAAGTTTGACAAGCTCCACCGTACTGATGCCGTTTTTGTCTCGTTGTATCGTGCTGACGGCAAAGCAACAGTTATATTTCTGTAGATACACCGGCACAGACTCGTCGAAGTTCATCAAGTCGAACTCGTTGAGGTTGAACTTTTCCTTGATGATAACATAATCAGTGAGGATAGACTTCAGATAGCCGTAAAACTCGTCCGTGTTATCAAACGGCTCGAAAGTATCCATACGGATATGCTTGAAATCCACACCATACGTTTTCAACATAGGACGTGAGAACGCATTAGAAACATCCTCGTATGTTGAGTTCAAGGCCCTGTAATTCACAAATCCATAGATTGGGTTTACGTCGGACTGCACCTGTTTCTCGCCGTTCCACACTTTGACAGTTCGGCCAGTCAGCAAATTTGGGTATGCCAAATCCTGTCGCAAGCCAGGATAAAAGCATGATGTGAACGCATTTTTCTCCTCGTCAAGCCGTTTGTCATCGATGTCTATTTGACCATAACCTTTACCATACAGCTCAACCTCTTCAAGTTTTTCTTCGTCGGTCTTGTCTTTTTCTGATGTTGCCATAAGGAAATAATTCTCTCGACCGAAGTTTGAGTTATATGTTTTTGCCGATGTTGGATTTTTGTTTACTCCAGAAAGCAGTTTCTTTGACCAGTCAAGACTATCCCCATTGACGACCCTGTCGCGTAGCTGGTTGTAATACATGGCGGTGATAGTTACTCCGTCTTTCTCTACACGCGGCAAAGCGCCATTTAAGTAAAACAAGTTTTTAAGAAAATCAAAGCAAGATATGTCGGGCAAGTTTTCAATGATGCCAATTTCTGCAGGTAGTCCGTCGAACTGGACTATCGGCGTTATGCTTGCAACTCTCAAATATGAGAATGTTGCTGTATTGGTGTATTTCGTACCAGTACCTGTCACTTTGCTGTCAGCGTCTTTCGTTGCCCAACCTTCTTCGTAACTTCCGCTCCAAAAACATAGACCGACCTCATCATCGTCTGCAGCGTCAATAGAGAGCTTACGGACATCATACTTGACGCCGAAGTCGAACTTGTAAATATATTCTGTGTCGGTTTCCTCACGAGAGATAGAGCGCAGCCCCATCCAATCCTCGGATTCCTCCGAATACACGTCTACGCTGGCATCTTCATCGTTCTCACCTTGCTTGACTTGCAGCAGATATATCCACCAGTAATCTTTTGCCTCTGCTTTCTTAGCTTTTATGTCCTCTTTGGAAACACGCACTTCTGCCTCTCCACGCAGTTCACTGTCGATAAGACAGCGAAAGAGATAGCGACTTTTAAAATTACCGCCTTTGACTACCTTTTGCAAAGTAAAGCTGTCTTTCAAAACTCCCGTACAAGCATAAATTTCCCAATGCGTCCACAAATGGACTCCGCCAGATGTTTGTCCACCTCCTTTACCATATAGATGCTTACTTGTTTCTTCGTTCACAGATGTCGTTTCGCTGGATATTTCACAGACGGTTGATTGAATATATTTATTCCCATTGAAAGAAATTCCCATTATGTCTGCATATCTGTGCCAATTACTCAAATCACTGTCTTTCTCATAAACAACGCTTCTTATACTGTCCTTTGTTCCTTGGTTAGTTGAGGTAACGACCCAGCTTTGCCAACTTGCCCTGTATTCTTTGCTGCCAACATCAATCGTATTATCATAAATGGACTTTCCTTCTACGTTCGCAATAGTAAACTTATTTTTTGTTCCACTACTCACACCTATGCCTGTAATTGGCAATACTCCATAAGTCAAGTAATCATCGTACACATTCTTGCCATAGTACCTTTTGTTGTTGAAGTTGGCTTTAGGCAGAAGTCCCATTCCCTCTGCCAGTTCTCGACCAAGCATAAACTTGACTCCATAGTAATCGTTGATAAGTTGCACCAGACGATAAACTGGTACAACTGGCTTCGGTGGCGTACCTTCCTCGTATGCAATTCCTGCATCATAATTGGGATAAAGCACATCCTCCATGTTGGTGTGGGCATGGGTCGGGAACCCATACACAAGACTATCATCACCTGTTTTCCATACGAACGTACCTATTGATGGTAGTTCGTTAAGATTTATAGAATCACTCTTCATCTTCTCAAACGCTTTGAGTACTCGCCAAGTCATTACGCACGAAAATGAAGAAGCACCAATCTCCGACACATGAAGATTGGCATTGGGACACAAGCACACACCGTTGATGTAAAATTCTGCATCAACGGATATTCTTGCAAATACTGAAGAATGGCGAATGTCGTCAGCAATATTCAACACTCTGCGGTTGTTTGCAGTCATAGGCAGTTTGAACGTATATGAATAGGAACACGTCAGCTTGGATATGTCTGAGAATAGATTGCTGACCCACTTCAATGTAATACCTGAGGGTGTGGGTAGGTCGAGATTGTACTTCTCCCCATCTTTGATTATGTAAAGCTCTTCTTTTATCATAACTATAGTGTTTGGCTTGAGTTGTCTGTTTTTCCGATAGTGATTTCATAATCGGACAACATGGTCTTTGGATCCGTAGAGTAACTTCCGCTGCTTACGCTTATTGGGAGCCACAATTCCGTGCCGCCTTTGTTCTTGCCGAGATACAAATCAACGATTGGGGCACTGACGATTGTCTTGACATATTCCAGGATGTCCTTTGGAAGATTGACTGCACAGCACTTGATGGTCTCTTCGCTTGTTATCTCTGCAGCTCGCTCCATACCCCCAAAAAACATTCCTCCGAATTCTCGCTCAACTTGAAGCGTGTCTGATGAAGGTTTGGTCTTTACCGTAGCCTTCCCTTCACGGAATAAATAGAACTGCAGAAAGCCGAAACGGTCTATCCAGCGTATGTATAAACCATCCTTGTCATTGCAAATTCGCATATTCACCGTTTCATTCACAATCTTCGCCATGTCCGGAAAGGCAAAGTTGAAATTCATATCGAATATTCCGCTCGTCACTTTCTCAAGACAAATATTATATTGGGCAGTCCTTATCGCATTAGGGAAAGAGATAGCAGGGTTGAGGTCAAAAATGCCGTCAGTTTTGGCGTTACCAATCAGCGATGTTTCAAGTTCTTTTGTGTCATTGTTCCAGCGAACAATTTCTTCATTATAGGCAAATTCGGTATCTGTTCGTATGGTGCCATCTACTTTTACATAATCCCAACGTCCACCACTATTTGAAGTCCATGAATCATAAGCTGTTGTGCTAAGACTATCCTCTAAGGCATAAATTACACCGTGCTCTTTGTTGAGGACGATAAAGGGGTCTGTTAGTATTCTTGAATAGGCTGGAAATGTCGGCAGTTTACCAGTTACGACCTTGTCTATTTTGTATCGGAATATCTGGGCATTAGCGTCCGCTTCGTTGCCGTCAAATTTGGCAGAGGTTAATTCTCCACTTTCGGCACGAAACATGGAAACGTAGAAAGGAAAGTTCCTAAACCACACGACATTACGGATATGACTAAGGTCTTTACCGTTCCATTTGAACGCTCCGTACTTGCCAAATTGCTCGCCAATCTTCACGCTTCCCCAAACAGCGTTTAGCGTAAGGTCACTTGCAAGCATCTTTACATCACTGTCCGTCAGTGATATATAGACGGTGGCAGACCTTATTTTCTCAGGGCTACCAATAAGCAACTGCAGTGTTTTGGATATATATACCGACGCTTTACCATGGAACAATGAGGCGTTTAGAGTGTAACTACCACTGTCTGATTGTAACGAAACAGCAAGAACGTTGTTTGCCGATTCATCATTAAGGTCTATTTCGATGTAGTTGGGATTAAACGCAAAACACCAAAGGTCTGGATATTTTACTGTACCAGACCTCTCTACTCCATTTACCGTATATGATATTCTTTCTGTTCGCATTGCTTTATGTATTTTCGTTGTCTTGATGTATCTTGTCTATTTCCATATCGAAAACGCCAGCGGACTCTGTTGCTATCTTTTCAAGCTCCTCCTTGAGGGCTGTATCGAAGATATCGTTATAACCTTTATCACGATAGAGCCTTGTTCCATTCTTCATTATCGAGTAGGCGATAGCACCACTTAGACGAGTCAACCCCTGCTCGGGTGTGCCGTTCTTTGGTATGAGGTTTTGGTACGATATACCCTTGGCAACAATCCAGTCACGAATGATGCTCGTGAAGTTTCTCGGAACGTTACCCGGTCCTCGACCTCTTTCCATCGTGAGAAAGCTGCTTGCACCTTCAAGATACCCACCAT